CGGTTCTTAAATGCTCTTTGAATCTTTCCAAAGAGCATTTTATTTGATTGTCTTTAAGTTTTTTGTAAAGATATCATTTAATTTTTTGTCTTCTCTGAGTAATTTCGACACTCTTTTTTGAACTGCGCTATCTGTTATTCTTATTCTTGCATTTGAATTTTGCATTATTTTAAATATATCTGATTTGGCTTCGTTAATTAAAACTGATTTATCCACCCAGCCTAATGCAGGCTTGCGAGAAGGGTTTACAATTATTTCTTGTAATGCTTTAGATATTTCCATATCCAGAGGACTTAATTCTTTAGCTGCATCTCGCTTTTCTTGTTCTAGCAGGTCGATTATTTTTATTTGTTCTAAGATATTATTCCAAGATTCGTATATACCCTTAAAATACTCGGCTCTTGAAAAATAGTACCATGCTTCATTAGTTAAATTTTTATCAAAATAGTAGAAACAAATTCCCATGAATCCTAAATAAGCGTTGTAGACACTAGGATCTATTTTATTGTGATTTGAGTAATAATTAACAGAAGCCAATAATTCTATATTCAATTCTTTTCGGCTATATAAATCCCTGTTTTTAAATACCTCTTGGAGATAATCAGGGTTACAATTTTCTTGAAATGATTTGAGAATTTCACCAAGTTGCTCTGGCTCTTTTTGTTTTATAAATATTTTTGGTTCCATAGAAATCATGAAGAAATTCATAAATTGTTGTTTTGAAAATACTCTGATGAAAGATTATATTTTTGTCGGAGCTCTTTACTAAAGGGAACCTCTAAAAACCCCGCAGCGTCCTGAACAAGCCCGACAATCCTCAGATGAGCCATCAACCCTCACGCAGCGCTGTCAAGCTCGACCTGTTTGCCAGCGCAACGCACAAGCACAAGATCGAAGCGCTGGGTGACCCGCTGCAACGCATTGGCAAGCACATCGATTTCGCCCATCTCACGCAGATCATCGACGAGCTGCTGCCCCGTGGTGATGGCAGCAAGGGCGGGCGACCTCCGTATCCCACGGCGGTCATGGTGCGCATCCTGGTGCTCAAGTACCTGAACAATCTCAGCGACGAGCAGCTCGAATACCAACTGCTTGACCGCATGAGCTACCAGCGCTTTTGCATGCTCACTGATCAGCGCCTACTTTGAAGAGGTGATCGACGAGCAGAACACCAGGCTGTGATGCCTACGCCGACAAGGGCTACCCCAGCGCACAGCGCAGCGAAATGCTCAAGGTGCTGGGCTATCGTGAGCACATCCAGCGCAAGGCCAAATCGGGCGAGTCTTTGAGTGAATACCAGAAAAAACGCAACAAGCGCATTGCCAAAATCCGAGCCCGTGTCGAGCACCCCTTTGCTCAGATGAGGCACATGGGCTGCAAGCTCATTCGTACCATAGGCCAGGCCCGTGCCACGGTGGCCATGGCCATGATGGCCGCCTGCTACAACCTCAAGCGCCTGGCGGTGTTCCTGGAGAACGAGGTGAATCCGTTCTGCATATCTCCAAACAGGTCTAACTGCAGCCAACGTGCCATGGCATACCAAATGGCATACTGCTGGAGGGTGAGAAAGAAAAACCCCTTGATAAATCAAGGGGTTAGCTTTTTTTCCTGGCGGAGGCTGTGAGTATCGTACTCACGTTGCAATTCGCTGCGAATGATTGCTAAGTGCTTGATTTGTATCGATTGTCGCATCTGCGCTTGTTGCAGGATGCTGAAATTGACCGCTTTAAGTTGCCGTGCTTTTGTGGGCAGGATGTGGGCGGCATAATGGGCGCATGCCGAAATTTGCCAAAGAACTGACCGCTGCTGCGGTAGCCAAGTTGCGAGAGCCGGGGCGGTATCCCGTTGGAGGGGCTGCGGGCCTGCAGCTGCGTGTCACAGATGCGGGCAGCAGGCTATGGGTCCATCGCATTATGGTGGATGGCAAGCGCCGCGATATTGGTCTTGGGAGATTCGAGGATGTGAGCTTGTCAGAGGCTCGAGAACTCGCCCGTGACAAAAATCGAATGGTGCGGCTCGGCGTCAATCCGATTCCATTGCCTGAACCGAAGCCGATTGTTTTGGCAGTCCGAAAATTCCGTGAGGACGCAACGGAGTACGTTGAATCGAAGCGCGACGGCTGGCGGAATGAAAAGCACAAGGCGCAGTGGACTGCGACGCTGGAGACTTACGCCTATCCCTTGATCGGGGATAAGGCCTGCGGAGACATTGGGGTGGATGATGTGCTGCAGGTGCTCAAGCCGATATGGAGCACCAAAACAGAGACAGCGACCCGGCTGCGCGGGCGGATCGAGTCAGTGCTGGGATATGCAGCGGTGCGCGATGGACGCGAGGGGATAAATCCGGCCGGTTGGCGCGGAGTGCTCGACAAGATACTTCCTTCTCCGGACAAGGTGCGCAAGCGAAGGCACCATCCGGCCATGCCGATAGCCCAGGCGCCTGGATTTATGCGTGAGCTGGAGGATATTGCAGGGATGTCGGCGCTTGCGTTGCGCTTCACGATTCTCACGGCCGCCCGCTCCGGAGAGGTGCGCGGTGCGACGTGGGATGAGGTCGATCTGGACGCCGGCGTGTGGACCGTCCCAGGTGAGCGGATGAAGGCAGGCGTAACGCACCGGGTCCCATTCAGCAGGCAGGCGCTGGCACTGCTAAAGGGGATGCCCAGGATTGCGGGAACTGACTTGGTGTTCCCATCGCCACGCGGCGGGCAGTTGGCCGATATGGCTATGACGGCGCTCATGCGGCGCAAGGATCTTGAATACGTCCCGCATGGCTTCCGGTCAACCTTTCGAGATTGGGCCGGAGACCATACGGAGTATCCGCGGGATGTTGTGGAAACTGCCCTGGCCCATACGGTGGGCAACCAGACAGAGGCAGCGTATCGACGCAGCGATGCGCTAGAGCGGCGCCGGCCTCTCATGCAGGATTGGGCTGACTATCTTGACTCCAGCCCCCGCGCTGGCCGCGTTGCCAGCGCTGCAGATCAGACTGCCGCCAAGCCTTAGCCCGTAGGCCAATAGTCACAGCAGGGGGCGCAATGCCCGCTCTCACCCAGCGCCACCAGGTGGTGCGGTGTACTGGCGCAAACTGAGCCAAAACCTGCTTCTCGCGGTACATCGGCTCGGGTTCGTTATTTATAGAGGTATTCATCGCATTCTTTCATTGGGTGTTTGGGCCTCAAAGGCTTTGAGATAGGCTTCCCAGAGCAGAAGCCCATCGGGACAGCGCGCCTGCTTCCCCGGCGTGGCGCCGGCGGCAATGCAGGTAGGGCAGTTGAAGTGGTGGGCTATGTAGGCCGCGTCTTCTGGCAGGCCCACGGTGCTGGCGCTGGTCATCGCGGTTTCTCGATGCGCTTGAAGTCGATCACCCAGACCCAGGGATTCGCGGCCCAATCACCGCCGGTGGACTTCCACACCTCGGCAAACCAATCGCGCGGGTCTTCACCATCGGCCATGTTGGGGAGCGGGCATCCTTCTGCCATGGCATCCCCTCGGCTGATGGACTGCAGGCGCTCCACGCGCAGGCCTGTGATTTCCAGCCAGATGCGGGCCAGCTTCCTGGGCATGTGGATTGCTGGTGTCCATTTGGGAACCCAGAGAGCGCCATCACTATCTTCAAATTCCTCGCCTTCAGCTCGATAGGCCAAGTCGGCAAACTGAGGATGCTGAGCAAACGTCTCGCGCACATAGATGCGGTCGCCGGGCTGGCCCACCGGTGAAAACTGCTGCACATATGCAAGGTCGTTGGGCTGCAGGCTTCCCGCGTCCAGAAAGTGCGACACCTCACCAATGGCAGCAGCAGCGCGCATCTGCTTCATCATGTGCTCACTGAATGCACGGCGCGTCTGGGTTTTCAGGTCGCTCAGAATGTCGCGCACCAGGGGCGCCTTGAACATCAAGCCGGTTTCTTTCATACGGGCTCCAAAAAAGGAACCCCGCACGGTGGCGGGGCTGGTTGTTAGGTCTGTGGGAACTCGTCCCAGGTGCGGCCATCAAGAAGGCGGCCAGCGGCCTTCTTACCGACGCGGGCCGTGCATGCGCCGTCTGGCCAGTCGTAGAACTCAGGGTTCGCGGGACCGTGCGGGCCGTCAATCGGGAAGGTCAGCTGCACCGTGTCGCCATCCTTTTCGCCGGGCATCCAGTCGCCCCACTGCTTGAAAAGAAAGTCCGTGCCAGCGTCCTGGCACTGATCGCGCAGGGAGCGCGCCCAGTCGGGGTGCATGGGGCGGGAGCCAGGCCCGGACTCGCCACCGACGATCACCCAGTCCAGCAAGGCCACACTTCCACGGCGAAGTGCTGCTGCGCATTTGATTGGGTCGGCCATATCCCGCCATGTCCCCTTGCAGACTTGGGCCTCAGCCAAATCGCACGCTTGCTCCAAGTTCACCGGGCCAAGTAGTGGCTCCATGCTCAGGAAGCGCACCTTGGCAGGAACGGCCAGCAGCTTGGGAATGTCCCGGTCTGCCTCTTCCTGATTCACCACCGTAGCCCCGATCCAGACATTGGGCAGCGGCATCATGTCCAGCAGACTCAGGTCTGGGTCATTGCCGTGGGCCATCTCGTCAAGCATGGGCTTCACGTTGCCTATGCGCTTGGTCAGCAGCAGCCAGTCAAGGTGCGGCGTTTTAAAAATCAGGCCGAACAGGTCAATGCGCCAGCTCGGGTTGACCGCGTTGTCGAACACATCAGCCAGAGACGCGCAGAACACGCGCTGACGGCGGCCGTGCTCTGCGAAAAATGCTTCGTGGTTCGCGTTCCAGGCCAGAGGCTTGTTCCAGTTGCTGGCGCTGGTCAGGCGGCGCGGTGCACCAGGCCCCCAGTTCACGGCCTGGCCACCAGCAAATCGGGCATTGCGGGTTTCGGCGTAGCAGTGGTCGCAACCCGGGCCCACCTTCTGGCAGCCTTCCCAGGGGTTAAAAGTGTGGTCTGTCCACTCGATCTTGGTGTTTTCGGCCATCTGGCCCTCCAGAAATGAAGAACCCCGCTCAGTGGCGGGGCTCGGGGTTGCGGTTTGCTGCTTCTCTTGGCGAGCGCGGCGGATCTCTCGTTTAGATGGACGGCTCATAGTTCACGGTTCCTTACGTCAATCACCGGCGCAACCTTGGCCTTGGCCGTTCTGATGCGAGCCTTCAGGCGGGCCTCTTCCTTTTTCAAGGACTCGACTCCATCCCTGAGGTCATTCAGGCTTTTTTGAACATGCTTGTGGTCTTCCCAGGCGCGCTGTAAGCGAGTGACTTCCTTTTGCAAAAAGTCGAACGGGTCGAATACCTGGTCGCAGGCGGCGCAGCGCACGGTGCGGCTGTGATCATCCAGGGAGATCTTTTTGTGTTCGCAGAAGTTGTGCCAGTTCTTATTGGCTGTTAGCGTCTGCTCCGGCAGCTCAGTCCCTGGGAACTTCCTGATGTTGGAGTCAGCAGTGCTCATGCTTGGCCTTTCTGCACCTGGGCGCGAAAGGTTGATGGCCTGCTGTACAGGCGCTCATATCGGTAAGCCGCGTACTCCTTTTCCTTGCCGGCCATGTCATCCGGAGACTCAAACCAACGCATAGGTTTCAGCCATTGGGTGACTTCAATGGGGCGATATCCGCAGTCAAACCAGCCGTCATATCCGTACAGCAGAAGACCTCGAGTCACGGTGCCGTCCTTGAGCTTGACGATCTCGGCAACGCCAGTCTTTGAAAACAGCTTCTGCTGATACCAATGCGACTGATCTACCCACCAGCCTTTTTCAGTCCTGTCGCGGACTGTCACTTCTATTGCTTCTGTCATGCCTGCTGCGCTCCTTCCTTGGCTGCTGCCTGGGCTACCCGGCGCGCTTCCTTATCGGGGTCAAGTTGAGCGCCGCGCTTGGCCTCCTCGAAAGCCTCCTTTGCGGTCTTCGATGCAGAGTCAGACCACCAGCCGTCATAGGCATACGATCCACAAGGGGCCGTCACCCGGATGTACCAGTTGTCCTTTCGGCTCTCGCGCTCGACTGTGATGGAGTGCTTCTTGAAAGTGCGTGTGTATTGCATTCACTCACCCCCCTTGCGCTGCCTGGGCGGCGCGCTGTGCGGCCTTGGCCTCAAGCTGTGCTGCAAGACTCTTATGCCATGCGAGCGCCTCCTCATCGCTTGCAAACGCAACGTGATAATTCCAGCCGGGCACCACTGCGCCGAGTATTGAAAGCAGAATAAAAACAGCGCCGATGATTGCGAGAGCATTTTTCATTCCGACCCCTTTGCTGCCGCGATAGCGGCGTCGATGGCATCTTGAGGCGTCGCAAAGCGCGGCGCATCATTGGGGCCGACATATCCCCAAGTCGGTGCGAGCTGCACAGGATGGATCTGCTGTTCGCGGTTCGGCCATCCATTTTTGAGAGCGTATTGATAGCGCGCCGCATCCCGCGCGTCTGCCTGCGCTGGCCCAGTGCAATCTGGGCAAGGTTCTGCCGTGAGGATGTTGCCAACCGCCCCATGGTCGTTGCAGGTGCTGCAATGAGGCTGTCGAGGAAGTCCGGCAGCAATAGCCAGCAGGGTGCGCACTTGCTGCTCTGTGAATAGGGCGTGTGGGCCGTCTATCTTGAATGCATCGATGCCCCAGGTGAATTCAACGGTGCCTTTGGTGGCCGATTCACGCTTGCTTATGGCGATGGCGGCAGGCTCAGGCAGCACCACTGGCTCGGCTGCTGCCGTGGTTTTGCCCAGGGCGCGCAATGCATGCTCCAGTGGCGCGATGGCTTCAGCATGGTTGCCTGCTCGGATGCGGGTCAGCGCGCTATTGATGCACAGCGCTGCAGCTGCCTCAGCGTGCGTCTGCACGGCTGCCGGGGTGGCGGCAAGCGCGGCGCGGGCCTGCCATGCTTCCCACTGCACATCTATTCCGCCGAGGCCCCATTCACGCCACCACTTCTCAAACGCCGCGCGCTCATCAGGCACTGCCACGGCTGCGGGCGCTGATGCTGATGGGCACAGAGTCGAAATAGCGCTGTTGAAAGCATCGAGCGAGTTCAGCAGAAGAAGCTGGCGGCCATCCGCGAGAGCAATTCCGCCTGGCTTTTCACCATGGCCGCTGCAACTGGCAACGGTCTTTACTCCGCCAGAGTTGAGAGCCCCAACAATGTCGGCAATCTCAGGGTCGCACCACACTGTTGGAATGCCGTCGTTACCGCGCTTCAAGACAACCATGCGCTCCTCACGGCTTCCGTGTTCGGCTACGGCCGCGGGCGCTGCCGTCTTCCCTTCGTACACCCATTCAACACCGTACGACTCTCCGTACTTGGTGTTTGCCTCTGTAGAGGGCATGTCGTCTGGAACAACAACTGGCCGCGCAGCTTGTGCCCGACCCTCGTCCAGGCCTGCATGCCATGCGGCTTGCTCTGCTGCGGCTGGCTCTTGGTGCTTTGCGCGTTCCGAAAGTCCTCGGATGGCAGCAACAGCGCATTCGATGCCGTTCATGTTGCCCAGGCTCATGAACCCAGGCACAGCTTTTTCAAGCTCATCAACGCACGCGCGCCATGCTTCAGTATGCTCATCCATGTATGGCACCCGCACCGGATAGACATCGTGATTTCCAGCGGGCAGACCAGGTGAGTACAGCTTGGCGTTGGTGATCTTCCCGCTCTCGTCAACATCGATATTGACGCAGGGCCAGATGTCAGCTTCTGGCTCCTGGATCTGGTGCAGGCAGTGCGAAGTTGTTCGTCGGTTCCATGCCTCAGTCAGAATAGGTGTGGGGTCGTCACCGCAGGCGAATCGCAGGGCTGTGCTGGCGCCACATCCAGGGCACTCAATGAAATAGCCCCCGCTGTTGTCCTTGGGATTCTCGTTTTTGATGGCTATCTCTGCGTTGCTGCAGAACGGGCAGGGAAGTAGTTTGATGGTGCTGCTCATGACAATGCTTGCTTTCAGAATGAGAAGGCCCGCTGCGGCGGGCAGGGGTGTTGGTGGTCAGGCGACTTTTCGGGCTTGGCCTGCTTCGCTGTAGTTCGCGGCCACGATCAGCCGCATGGGTAGGGGGCTGACGCTGTTGCCAGCCATCCGTACCTGCGCCGTTTTCGTCAGGGGCTTGCCTGCGGCCGTGCGGTCGATGATGTAGTCCGGCGGGAAGTCCTGAGCGTTGTAGAGTTCGCGCGGCACCAGCATGCGCAGCGTGATGTCTACGATCACCCAGGGCTCGCCCTTGAGCCAGACGGTCACCAGTGCCAGGCGGTCGCGTGTGGTGATGGTCGTTGCCGGCTCGCGCAGATCCGACCATTGACCGCCGCTTCCGTGGTACCGCATGAGGAATGCAGCGCAGCGCAGAGCGCCGGCTTCGTCCTCTTTCCCCAGCTCATAGCGCAGCAAGGCGTGATGCTCGCCGCCTGCTGCCACCACTGGCACCGGTTCGGTCATGGCCTTGCCAGTGCTGTTTCGGCGTAGCGTGGTCAGGTGAGCAACGGCCAACTGCTGCTGGCTTCCGCTCGTTGTGACTGTGGACATGCCGCCGCGCAGGTCACGTGCTGGGGTGGTGTTGAATCCGCCATTGGCTTGGACCATGAAAGCAGTTGCCAGGCTCTGGCCGCCACCGCTGGCGGTGATCGTGCCGATGGGACCCCTGATGTCGTTGGTGCCGTGGCTGCGGCGCTTTGTCGCGCCAGTGCCCTCGCCATGGCCCGCTTGCACAAGGTAGGCAGAAGCTGTTGCGAACTTGTTGCCACCAGCAACCACGGTACCGAAGGCCTGCTGCAGATCCAGAGCGCGCGGCTCTTGACCTTCTCGCTCTCCATAACCCATCTGAACCAAGGTGCGAGCCGCGCCCTCAACGATGAATGGATCCTTGCTGCCCAGCACGTATTTCTGCATGCCGTGGGCTATGCGGCGCATCGTGGCTTCGGCCAGATCCTTCTTGCGGCCGAATATGCTGGTACCGGGAATGCTCCAGTCGATGCACTCTGCAGACCATTTGTGCGGCTTGAGTTTGCCTACTGGCTTCTTGGCATGTGTCTTCTCGGGCCAAACGATGGGCAGACCGTCGCGGCGGGCGATCATATAGAGCCGGGTCCGGGTGCTCTTGCAGCCGACATCAGCGTTGCAGAGCACGCGCCACTGCACGACATAGCCCTGATTGCGCAGCATCTGCACAAAGCGATTCCAGGTCTTGCCTAGCTGCTTCTTGTCTGGCACCAGATACTGGTTATGGCGTGGCACACGCTCGCCCGGGTCTGCAACCCGGTAGATGGTCTTGCCCTTGGCGTCCTTGATCTTGTCCAGGGTGATGACGCGGCCGGTTTCTGGGCAGCGCTTGGCAATCAGCCTGCACCAGAGCAGCATCTGCTCCACGTTCTCCAGGGTGATGACATCGGGCTTGGCAATGCCGCCCCAGCGCGGTACCACCCAGGCCAGAGAGCGAATCTCCTTGCTGCGCGGTTGGCCGCCCAGCGCCTGGCTGTGGTGGGTGCAATCCGGGGAAGCATGCAGCAGGCCTACCGGCTGGCCGCCCGTGGCTTGGCGGGGGCAGACCTCCCAGATGTCGGCGCGGTAGTGGCGCGTCTGGGGGTGATTTGCCTCATGCATGCCGATGGCGTCGGCGTCGTGGTTGATCGCAATGTCAACCGGGCGGCCGATGGCCTGCTCAATGCCTGTGCTGGCTCCACCGCCACCGGCAAACAGGTCAATAACCAGCTTGGCAGACAGTGCCAACACAAATTGAGGGGTAAGCATAGGGCTCCAGAAAGCAAAAAGCCCGCTCAGTGGCGGGCCGTAATTCATTGATATGGGCATGCCGCACCATTCATGAACATCTATGAATAGGTGTGCATCCGCTGGCGCTGGATGGCTACAGGCTTAAAACCAAAGTCCTGAGAATGGGGTGGCGGTGTAGTCGCGGTAGGTTCGATTAGTTCGGCATAAATGAACGACCTTGGGACAAACGTTCATCTGCCTGGCCAGCTCGCGCGCCGAGGTGGTGGTTTCGGTGCGAATGCGCTGGACCTGCTCATCATTCAGCACGCGGGTGTGTATGCGGGATGCGGAAATCTTCTTGCCACGTAGCAGGCTGGTCGCCGCGTCCATGTTCACCAGGCCGTGGCGTTGGGGCACGCCTCGATCCTGGTAAGCGGCGCAGTCAGGGCACACGCATGCGCTGTTGCGGCAAGTGGGGGTGACGACGATGGAATGCTCGGTCTTGGCCTGTTTGGGTGGGCGCTTGCGGGTGAACAGCTCCAGCATCAAGCCGCGCACTCGGATATGGCATGGTGGGTTCGGCAGCCTTGAATCGCGGCCCAGGCGGCGCATGGGCATTGCAATGACGGGCGAGCCGTTGTCGCTGGCGCCCAGCCAGTTCAGGCACTTTCCCTCTTCAACCGTGTTCTTGTCGATCTTCTGCAGAACCAGGACAAGCAGGTGGTAGTAAAGGGCCAGGACGACAAACTGCGACATGGTGAGTTCTCCGGGGAAGCGAAAAGCCCGGCGCTGGGCCGGGCTGGATGGGGCAGGGATTACTTGCTGGGCGCGCCGTTCAGCACCTGCAAGTCGGTTTGTGCGGCAATGTGGGCGCGCAGCTGCTTCACCGCGTCTTCGATCACCTTATGGGGGCGGATCAGCTCCAGCCACATGACCAACTGGCCGCCTTCCTGAATGCGGTAGCGGAAACGCACGTCCTGGCGGTATTTCTCGCCGTTCTCGAAAACCGGCACACCAATCGAGAATTGCTCGGGAATGGCCATGGTGCCTTTGACGGCGCTGCCAGCAACATCCTCGTCATAGGTGAACTGAGTGGAGCCGTCAGCCAGACGCACGCTGCTCTTGAAGTTCACCTTCTTGGTGGCTTCCAGGGTGCGGCAGATTTCCAGCAAAGTCGCGCCGTCCGGGCTGCCAGGTTCGCCTTGCGTGGCTGCGATGTAGGCCACATCCACCATATTCGATTCCAGGAACTGGGCCATATCCACCTGATTGCGCTTCACCGCATCCGCTTCTGTCCAGGCCTTCCATTCCGGAGACAGAGGCGCGTTGTACTGGGCCTTGTGATCGCCCCAGCCTGCGCCATCAGCGTTGTGGTTGAACACAGCGGTGAAGGTGGGAGGGTTGATGGTGGAGAACAGGCGGGTGTTTTCGTTGGCTTGGTCGATAACCACCGCGATGAAGGATTCGGCATCGTTCAGCACGGCGGTACCGCGCTTGCGGATGGGGGCCGCCAACGTCTCTTCCAGCTTTTGAACTTGGAAGCCTTCGGGCAGGATGACAGCAGGAACTCCAGCGCCGAGCAGACGGACGTCCTGATGGCTGGCTGCCATGACGGCGCGGGCTACGGCTTCGGTTTGGATTTCAGAGGTTTCCACAGAATGCTCCTTTGATGTGGATGGGGTGAGAAATGGCTTGGTTGACGATGGCGCGGGTCAATGGACGGCGCGCAGCGGTGCGGCTTCGCTGGTGTCTTTGGGCGCCTCGCGCAGCGCGGTTTGCGCCTTGGCTTCGTCGTCGGCAGTTCGCAGGCCTTCCAGCGTCTGCTGCTTGGGGTTCTCGCGCTGCAGGTTGTTGTTCGGCGTCGTGAACATGAGCGTTTTGCCGCGCGTGGGCTGGGGCAGCTTCGACTTCACATCTGTGTCCAGCTCCACCTGGCCGGAGGTCCCGGGCAGCGGCTTGAGCTTGATCTTCAATGTGAGCTCGCTGAGCTTCCCCGTCTCGGTGCTGGCGTGCACCATGTCGTTGAGCGCGTCGGCCAGTTCTTCGCCCAGGTCGGGGAAAGAGGCCAGGAAGTCGGCAAAGGACTTGCGATCCACCTTCTTGGTGGGGTTGATGAGTTTTTGAGCCATGCGGGCCTCCAAAAGAAAAAGCCCGCTGGTCAGCGGGCGGGCGGGTGACTGGGTTCGGCGTCGGTGAACGGAATTCGTTGACCATCGGGATAGTTCAGATGGCCATGGGCCCGGCTGGGGAGCTCAAAGGCCCGGAAGCGGGAATCTGGAATACCAGGGGTGCGCTGCAGCTCCTTGCCGTCATAGCAATCCGAGGGCGGCGTGTAGCGCTCGCGGTCTGGCTGGCGCTGCTGGCTTTCGCGCTCGGCACGCTCGGCATGGGAGAGGACTTGCCAGCCGCGCACATTGAAATCGCGGCTTGCTTCACTGGGATTTCTGCTCATTGAGTCACTTTCAGGCATTGAACGGTCTTTTCATCCAGCCACTCGGCATGCATGCCAGGGCAGACGAAGGCATCGCGGGCGGCCATACGGACGGTGCCGGCGGGGGAGGGGGGCTCACTGGTTTCCTCTTCTGCTTGTGCAGGGGAAGTCACCCACAGCAGCAGCAAGACAACGGAGCAAATTGCGATCGCGATGGCTATGAGGGCTTTATTCATGGTCTTCATCCTCTTTGGGGTCGTCATCGCAATGCAGGGCGCTGCGATGGATGAGAAGGGAGCAATAGCCGGGGCTGTCGCCAGCTGTCCGGCAGTCAATGCGGTGGACGGTGCCGCCGGCGCGGGTGCGGCTTGTGACGGCGAAGGCTGGAAGCCCGGGCAAGTGCTCCAGGCCGGGGATGGGTTTTTCACTGAGCAGGGGCGAGTGGCCGTTCTGCTTCGCCATGCGGGCAGCGATCTTTGGAGAAACGCCGATGGCTTGACCTAGCCGCGCGGCGGTTGCGCCAGAGCCGAAGACTCTCAGGAATTCAAAGGGATCTTGAAAACGCATGAAATTGACCTCTAGCGCATATCTATAAAGCGCTTGCAGCTATCAAAATTGAGTCGATCGCGCTCACATGGGCCAGGCGTCAGGAGTCTTTGCGATCACCACGGCCACGCCAATCAGGCAGAAGAAGCCGAAGAGCGTCAGCGCCCACTGCAGGGCGATCAGTAGCTTTGTTCCAGGGTCGGGGCGATCAGAAGCAGGGCGGCGATCAGCAGCACGAGGGCGATGGTGGGGATGCGCGGCCATTTCACAGGCCCCCCTTCTCGCGCAGGCGTTGCACGATGTCGTCATCAATGGGCTGGGGGTCGGCGTTGAGGTGCATGGAATCTCCTGTGGGCAAAGAAAAAGCCCGCGAGCGTTTGCTGCGGGCTTGAATAAAGAGCCGGTGACCTTTCGGGTCTGCCTGGGGAATGGTTCAGAGAGGGACGGCGGAGGAGAAGCCCCAGACCCGGCTGAAAAGTTAGATGGCGCAGCTTCCTTCTGCCCGATGAGGGTCAGGCAGAAGAAATGCGCACTTGGGTTAATAAAAGGTTGCTGCGCCATCTGGCGTGACCACTGTCGCCACGACGCAAAGCGCCGAGTTCGTGACTGCCGCCAGCCCAGGCCCATTCCTGTGCTGCCGTACCTGCTCGAGCAGTCACGCCAGATAGCCCCCGCTACTTTCCCGGGGTGTTCATGATGGGCACCTAAGACCGGTGCGATTACCCTCTTGCAGTAGTCCAGCCGGGCCTTGCAGGCCTGGTTTGTAAGAACCGGGGAGCCGACCCCCGGCACCATCATCTAGGAGGCTGACACACATGCCGTTTCCGCCTTGCGTTTCCGTAGAGGGCTTTGGTTCAGTCAGTGCGCAGCCGCCTAGATGATGGCCCCGCTAAAGCCCTGCGGGGGAAGGCACATGCATGCCGCATGCTGGCTAAACGCTCACATTTTTGAATCTCCGTTGCTCACATGGGCGCCTATGCATTCAGCAAGTGCGCCTTGATGAAGGGCCCGAAAAATGGGTTGTCGCCTTTTTTGTATTCCAGGCGGATGCGGTCGCCGGGGTGGAAGCCACCAGGCGGCGCGATATGGGCATCCACTCGAACGTCAAATCCCATGTCTCCACTGCGCACAGTCAGGCTCCAGGCTCCGCTGACGAATTGCTCGGCGCATTGCACTGTGGCGCCCAGGAAAGAGGTCTGCAGGGTGGCTGTCACCACCTCGTCCTGCTTTTTGGCAGGCATCAGGTTGCCCACCTTCTTAGGCAGCTCAGCCCACGCAAGGGTTTCGTCGGGGCCCTCGTTGTCGCGCAGAGGGCGAAGTTCGATATCACGATAGACGACGGTATTTCGCGGGTCGGGAGGGCAAGTGCGGTCGCCAAACTTGAAGGTGGAGAGGGGGCGCCCAACCCAGTCGGCAGGGATCGAGTGAGCTCCCGGTGTGGCGCGGCCGAGGATTTCCAGTAGACAGCCGTTGTTGACGGGGTACTCCAAGTCGTTGACGACGATAGCCAAATCACCAGGCTTGCACTGCATTTTCTCTCCAATCACTGTGTATTTGTACAGTATCTTAGAGCGAGGTATGGGCCTGGTCAACGTTTAAATATCACTTGATACGGTCGGGTTCTGAGTACTAAAACGATCATTTAGCTTGAAAAGTTGCATATCTGTAGCGATCAACCCGCAGCCCCGCACGCGATGCTGTGGGTTGATCCCGGGTAACGCTCCGGGCGGCGCCGCTGTCGCGGTGGGCTTTTCTTTTCTTGGCATCCCTGTATGCCTCACCCCCGTACTTAGCCCCAGGGTCTGGACTTCGCGTGACCTTTGATGTTCCTGTTGCCGATCCCATCCAGGGGCAGAGCAGTACTGACTACAGCGCACGACGACCTTTTGTATCCCGCTATCGCCCGCGGTGCCCTGTGTTTACCCAGCCGTGCGGCTGCATGATCCTGGGCGCTGGCTCGATCACTTTGCACCCGTCGCGCTGGTTTGGCGACGGGATTTAATGTATCAAATGATATTGATTGATGCAATATCAAAAGATACTTTTTTGACGAAAAAAAAGCCGACAACTGTCGGCTGGTTACATCATTAGGTCTTTAACTTCCGGTGGTCATGGCTTCATTGGCTTCGTGAAGCATGCTGGCAATGAGGCGCAGAGTTGTGTGCAGACTGGCGTTCTCGTCCTTGATGTTCATTGCGCAGAGCTCGGCCAAGTCTGCAGCCGTTTCCAGCCGCCCTCGGCAGAATGCTTCCCGCTCTTGCTTGGTAGCAAGGCACAGCGTCCCTCCTCCATGGTGGAAAAGCTGTATGGACTCCTCTGAGGAGGGGCTGCTGCTCACAAATACCTCATGAAAATACTGTTGTTACGTACAGTATTCATGGGCGAAGCGAGTTTGTCAATTTGTCGGAATGTCAAAAAATCGGGTGTTACGCGCGTGTTTGTGGCAGATCCAGCATGCCGCGCAGCAGGTTTTCTATGCGTCGAACCTCAGCGGGCTCCAGTTTTGCGATGGCTGCTACCACTTCCCGCGAGAGTGCCCGCTCCTGGAATTTTGTGTCGCTAAACCAGCCTGTGGCGCCAGGAAGTTGCTCGCAGAGAACGATAGTTTTTTCAGTGATCGGCCGAATGCCTGAAATCATGTGGTTCACATAACCACCATCTTTGTACCCCAGCGCACGACCCAAGGCGGCGCGCCCACCCATGTGATCAGCTAACGCAGCTAGGCGCTCGCGTCTAAAGGTGTCAACAGCATCTTTGTCCATCCGAACAGGATAGACAGGCCGTATCTTATGGTACAGATCTGACAACATATCAAAAGGTACGCAATAAGTATCAAAAGATATAGAATCTGGGTATGAGCAAACTTAAGCCATGCCCTGAACTGAGGACGTACCTTGAGTCCGAAGGTGCGCTATCCATAGCCCAGCTCCGTGAGAGCGTTGGCGCGAAGAAAGACGACCAGATTCGTCATTGGCGGGATGGCATTCGTCGTCCGAAGCCGATAACTGCGGTTGCCATTGAGCAGGCAACGCAGGGAGCAGTCCCGCGCCAAGTCTGGTATCCCAAAGACTGGGAGCAAATTTGGCCTGAGCTGGCGCAGCCATCCACCTCGACGAAGGAGGGCGGCAATGTCTGATTCCCGCTTCCCTGCTGAATTAACGCCAGCAGAAATCATTCGAGAAAAGCTGGCTGCCAGCTTGGCGCTAGTGGATGGCGTCAGCCCTTGTTCTCTGGAATCGCGCCCAGCCACTCCACCAAAGTCCTGGTTGCCTCTTGCTGGGCTGGGGATAGGTTTTTCATCAGCGCTTGCGCTTCTGGCGCTGCTTGTAGCTCTAGATATCGCGACAGGAACAGGTGGAACTTCGTCTGATCGGGATGGTTCGCGATGAGAGCGATCACCGCCATCTGCAGCCCCGCACTTTCGGCTTCGAGCAAGTTGATGCGCTCCTTCATTTCCATGAACTGCTGCGTTTCTTCTGGAGTCATTTTTTCGTCCGCCCTTCGCGGGAATGGTTGTGTAGGAACTTCCATTCTGCCCTGCGAGGTGGCGGGCACCCATTTCAAGGAGGTCACACATGGCTGACTCCACCAAGCGCATAGCGCCACTCACTCACCTGTCCAAGGCTCAGAACACTGCGCTTGCTGCTGTAGTCGATGCGCTCAAGGGTCTGCCCCCCGAGGACGCGCAGGAGGTCTTGGACCATGCGATCGAGCACCTGGCTGGTGACGAGCCCGCCCCCATGTTTGCCCGCGGCATTGCCGGTCCTCTGGGCAAGCTGACCTGCGACGCCAAGACCAAGATTGATGAAGTCACGCACGAACTGTGGCTGCAGCACTGCAACCAGCGCGGGCAGGACACGGCTGGTGTGCTGCGCGACTGCATCTACGCCCTGGTGCACGGCAAGACCTACAGGCAAATGGTGGTGGAGAAGATCAACCATGACGACAAGCGTATCGGAGCGCTTGCCCAGCTCATAGGTCCATTTGGGGCCCCCGAACTCATGGGGGAGCGCAAGCAATGAATCTGACTTCGACCATGGTGTCATCTGGGCTCAAAAATGAGCCGACATTCAACCGGCTCAAATCTGAGCCCGTCTTACAGGTTAGCGGAGCGACCATCACTATGACCAGCCTGGAGCTGGTGGACTTCATCAACGAAGACCGCAAGGCGCGCGCTGAGGCTGTTGGCGCGCAATTCCCGTCCCCTGGCTTTGCCAAGCTGGAGCACAAGGATTTCCTCGCCAAAGTGCCCCAGGTATTGGGCCTCGACACATCGGAGAAATTTTCCGCCGATCTGCCTGACAGCTACGGACGCTCGCGCCGCGGCTACCGTTTCCCCAAGCGCGAAGCCTGTTTGATGGCCATGAGCTACAGCTACGAGTTGCAGGCCAAGGTCTTTGATCGCATGACGGCCTTGGAGCAATGTGGCCAGGCGCCCAAGATCGATAGCCACGAGGGCGCATTGTTGGCGCTTCAGCAGCTGACCGTCCAGCAACTTGCGCTGATTCAGGAAAACAAGCGCACGGCAGCCGAGCTGGCGCTGGCAGCACCTAAAGCGGAGTACGTAGACCGCTACGTGGCGGCAAACGGCTCCATGGGCTTCAGGCAGGTTGCCAAGCTGCTGAACGCCAAGGAGCCGGAATTTCGCGCCTTCCTGGAGGACAGCAAGATCCTCTACCGCCTGGCTGGTGTGCTGACCCCGTACCAGAACCACATTGAGGCGGGCCGCTTTTCCATCAAGACCGGCGTCAGCCAAGTCAGCGAGCACGCCTTTGCACATGCGCGCTTCACCCCCAAGGGCGTTCAGTGGATTGCAGGCCTGTGGAGCCAGCACCAGGTGCGTCTGAAGCAGAGCGGCGAGGTGACAGCATGAGCACGATCAGCACCTATCTGGATCGCCCAATCGCATTTCAGCGTGTCTTTGTGGCTCTTGGCGCAGGCATCACCGGCGCCCTGCTGCTGAGCCAAGCCGTCTACTGGTCGCGCCGCAGTGGCGATGACTCGGGCTGGTTCTTCAAGACCCAGGTTGAATGGGAAGAAGAAACAGGCCTGACACGCCGCGAACAGGAGGGGGCCCGCAGCCGCTTGCAGTCGATGGGCCTGCTGCGCGAAGAGCGCCGAGGAATCCCCGCCAAGCTGTTCTACCGCGTGGACTTTGATGCCTTGCAATCAAGCTTGGACGAATGCGCCAAACAAGATTGCACGAAACCGCCAATCAAGGATGAGCAAAGCGAGCAAACAGGTACGCACAAAACCGCCAAACAGGATCGCGCAAAACGTACAAGCAGGGCTGCGCAAAACCGCCAATCTAAATTAAGTAAGACTACAACAGAGACTACTTCAGAGACTACGGCAGAGAGTAGTGCAGCCCTGGCTGAAGCCAAGGCTGAGCCGATGAGGGTGGAGGCTGGCGACGGGACGATCTACGAGATTCCCGCAGAGCTGCGTTACCCCGGGCCTCACACCAAGAGCCACAAGGCGTGGGTGGCATACGCCATTGCCTACGAGAAGCGCTACGGCAGCTGGCCCCTCTGGAATGCCACGGTAGGCGGCCAGTTCATGAACTTCATCGACCGCGTGGGCGCCGAACTCGCTCCCCGTGTGGCTGTGCACTACGTTCGCCGCGTCAACGAGGAATTCGTTGTGAAGCAGATGCACCCGGTCAAGCTGCTGCAGTCGGATGCCGAGAAATGGGCGACCCAGCACCACACCGGCGCCAGCATGACCAGCACCCGTGCGAAGCAAGCCGACCAGCTTGAGGCAAACGCCAGCGTGGCCGATGAGGCCATGGCCATCATCCGTGCCCAGCGTGCTGCGCAGCAAGGAGGCCTTGATGCTGAATGATGCAGAGTTGGCCCGCTTGTGCGCGCAGCTGGCACTGACTGCGGAAGCCATGGGGCATGCCGTATCGGCCACCGCGGCCGCCATGATGGCCGATGACCTGAGCATTTACCCGCTGCCAGCCCTTGAGCGTGCCCTGAAGCGCGTTCGTGCTCAGCACACGGGCAAGCTCACCCTGAAGGCGGTCCTGGACCAGCTGGAGACACTGGCAGGCCGCCTGGCTCCAAGCGAAGCATGGGCGCTGGCGCTGAAATCCGCCGACGAGGCCGCCACGGTGGTATGGAGCGATGAGATCCAGCGCGCCTTTGAGCAAGCGCGCGGGATGCTGTCCGCTGGCGACAAGGTGGGCGCACGCATGGCCTTCATTGCCGCCTACGAGCGAATCACCACCACGGCCCGCGAGCAGCGCCAGCTGCCCGTGATTCAAGTCTCTATCGGCTGGGACGGCGCCCAGCGCCAGGAGGCCCTGACTCAAGCAGTCAATGCAGGCCTGTTGCCGCCGGCTGTGGCTGCAGAGCACTTGGATCGCCTGTCTCTTCCGGCACCTGTGTTCAACCCGATGGCATTACTGGAGGGCAAGCCCAGCACCACCATCGCGGCCCCATCCGAGCTGCGTGCTCGCCTTGATGACCTGCGCGACCAGTTCGCCCGCAAGGCAGGGCGCTTCACTAAGGCTCAGGTCCAGGCGCGTGCAGACCGCATTCGGCTGCTTCAGGACAAGCGCAGGGCCGCCGCCGCTGTGCAGGCCTACCAGCAGGAGGGCAGGTGATGAATGCCAAACGATCTACCAACGCACTACCGCGCAGCCAGGGACCATCTGGTGCGGCTGGCAATGACGCCGGGATGGTGGCACTACTCAAGGCAAAGGGCTTTGGAGTTGGAAGAGGAATCCGTGACACATGGGCACGGCCTGTGGCCGGGAATGCGGGAAGCGGTGCGAGCCGAGCTCAAGCGCCTGGGGTTCAAGCCGCGGCCAAGCGATCTGGAGCCGGTGGAGCCAAGTACGGCAACAAAAAGACCGTCACCCCCGATGGGGTGAAGTTCGACAGCAGGGCCGAGGCCCGCCGCTGGGGGCATCTGTGCATGCAGTTGCGCGCAGGGGAAATCAGCGAGCTGCGCCGCCAGGTGGCCTATGAGCTGGTGCCCGCTGTGAAGTACTCCGATGCGAGCCGCGTCAAGCCCGCTATCCGCTACGTGGCCGATTTCGTCTATGTGGAAAAGGGCGTGGAGGTGATCGAGGACGTGAAGGGCGTGCTGACCACCGAATTCAAGCTCAAGCGCCACCTGATGAAGGCTCTGCTGGGCCTGGAAGTGAGGTTGGTCAAATGATCAAGCCTTTGAACCCCGCCTTCTTTGGCAAGGTTGTGCCGCTGGCTGGCCAGCGCAAGCCGCCCAGCGCCTCGCGCATCACGCGGCTGGTGTGGCCGGAATATGACCGCCTGCCGGATGGGCGCTACCTCATTGAGCGCTGGATGGAAAACCGCTGCTGCAACCGCATGCAGGTCGGCGCTCGCACTGTCTACGTGGTCAACGACTACGGTTTTTTGGTGCCTGTAGAGGACTGGGGGCGCGCATGGTACTGAGCCGCATTGACCAAGCCTTAGAGATTGAGCGCGAGCTCACCCGGGAGCGAGAGACGCGCGAGAGGATGCTGCGTGACTGGATGAAGCCACGCATCAAGCGGGTGGATGGCATTTGGGTTTGCACTGGGCGCGGTACCACAGCGACAGGGTTCAGCCCCTTGGCGGCCTACAGCAAGTGGTTGATGGCGCAGTCGCAAAGCTTCATCTACACGACAACGAATGCCGCATATGGCACGGCATTGGAGAGGGGGTCATGCTGATGCGCCGCTCCCCCCTCAAGCCCGGCAAGGGCTTCAAGTCTCGCGGTGGCTGGGCTGGCGCTGGGCTCCGTGATGAGCAGGACGAAGGCCACCATTACGAACCCGGTCAGGCTGGCAGCCGTGAGCAGCGCCTTGCCGAACGCGCCGCCCGCCAGATCGAGAGCGCCCTTGCAACGGCCAGCATGGTTCCCGAGAACGTCACCATGGCCCCCGGGGCTGGAACGACAGGCATAGCTGTGCTGAAAGAGAACGCCATCGAGAGCGAGCCCTACCGCCGCCTGGTGGCTGAGCTGCCTTGCTTTTGGTGCGGCATCAGCGGCTATAGCCAGCATGCCCATCTCAACTACGGCAAGGGCCTGGGCCTCAAGACAGACGACCGTACGGGGTTCCCCCTCTGCTGCAGCCGCCCTGGTATTGAGGGCTGCCATGTGGCCTATGACAACTACCGGCTGCTGGAGTCCGGAGGGCGCGAGGCCCACCGCGAGTACGGCATCGAAGCCGGCCGCTTTACCCGCGAGCAAATCCTGAAGGCTGGGCTCTGGCCCAAGAAGCTGCCCCTGTGGGGCTGATAAGCGTATCGAACCGATCATCCTGGAGCATCAATGAATTCCACACAAGCAAAGCAAACCTCTGGAACATCGACACACCGCGCCCGTGATGGTGGCGTGGATCTGGGAACCACGGAGGAGACGCCGACGCTCATGCTGGTGTTTGAGGCAATCAGGCAAATTCACGACGCTGGTGGAGAGCCCACGCGTGAGCGCATTGTGTCTATGACGGGGCTCAAGCCCACCACAGTGGATGACCGCATCAAGGTGCTGCGGGGCGAGGGCATGATCAGCCCGCTGAAGCAGTGCTACCGCCCGCTGCACCAGCATGTGGCCGCACAGGCTGTCTCGTGCACGGTCATGCCCAACGGGATTTACAAGATCGAAAAGGGCGACGAGGTGATGACGCTGGTACCGGCAGAGGCGCGACAGCTGGCGCCCATGTTGGCGGGCAAGGCGCTCGAGGCTTCTGCACTGGAACGAGTGCAGGAGATGGAAGCCCGCATGGTGGAGATGGCGCAACAGGTCAGGGATGTTGAGCGCCGGTACAAAGCGCTCAAAGCATCTCAGTCGGTGAATATGGCGCAGCAAAGTCTGGGCTTGGCGCTGCCGTCATAGGGTGGCCTAAATAGCCCGTGCCCGGCTTCTGGTCCACCTATTTGCATAAATGCTCCTGCTGTCGTACATTTGTACGGCAACACGGCATTTCGCCGGAGAGGAGGTTGTTATGGCAAAAACCGAGAGAGTCGAAGTTCGTCTTGATGAGGCGCTGCTGGGGCGACTGGACGAATGGATAGAGCAAACGGGTCAGTCCAGTTCGCGCTCCGACGCGATGCGCCAGCTAGTTGAGCTGGGGCTCAATACCGCAACAGGCAGGAGCGTCCAGATCAGTGATGGTGAGAAGCTGAACTTCATGCTGCTGAGGGATCTCGTTAAGCACCTCAACGTGCAAACGGAGACCGATGTAGATTTCATCGCCGACACGATTTATGGCGGTCACTATTGGGCTCCAACTTGGGAGATGCAGGGGCTTTTTCACAATCACTCTGATCGCCCAGAGGATGTGTCGTTTGTTGTTGCCGTGCTTGACGCATGGACATTCATCGAAGAGGGATTGGAAAAGCTATCCACCGAAGAGCGGGAAGCAATCAAGGCCAGTAACTATGGGCACATTCCATCTTTCCACGGTTTCGATGGCAACAACGAATCAGAATTGATGAGCATTGCTCGCTTCTTAGTTGAGAAGATGCAGCGCTTTACGCGTTTTAAGGGCCGAGACTTTGATTCGCATGCTCCCAAAATCGAGAGCTATCGGAGACTGGTACAGTACTTTGAGGTGATCCGCCCAACTCTTGGCTTCGGCAAGTCACTCAACGCGGAGCAAATCATCGCTCTTGCGCGTGCCTAACACTTAAACCCTCTAGGGTTCGACACCCAAAGCCATGCCCAGCAGCATCCTGGGCATGGCACCCATTCCAGCGGGTAAGAGGCCCGGAGAACCCCCTAAAAAATCGAAGTCCCCCAAGCAGCCTGCAGGCAAGAGGAAGCCAGCAGGCAAAGCTGCGCCCATGCGGGATGCGCACCATAGCCGCCTGACCGTCAAGCAGCAGCGTTTTGTCGATGAGTACCTGGTCGATTGCAATGCGACCCAGGCCGCCATTCGTGCGGGCTACAGCAAGGCCACCGCCAACGAGCAAGCAGGCCGCCTGTTGGTAAATGTTAGTGTTCAAGCTGCGATTTCGATAGCAAGGCAAGAGCAGCAGAAGCGTACCCAGATCACCGCAGACCGAGTAGTCACAGAAGCCTGGCACATCGCCACGGCCGACGCCCGTGAGCTGGTGGAGGTCAAGATCGGCTGCTGCCGCCACTGCCATGGCGAGGGCCACAAGTGGCAGCGCACTGTGGCGGAAATGAACTATGACGTTGAGCAGTGGGTTTCTTCTGGCAATGACCTTGAGGCCTTCGAGCACCAAGGCGGCATTGGCTACACCCCCCTCAAACCGCCGCACCCTACCTGCCCCGAGTGCTTTGGTGACGGGCAAAGTCGCGTGGTGCTCAAGGACACCAGAACGCTGTCGCCGGCGGCACTGTCCCTCTATGCGGGCGCCAAGCACGGCAAGCACGGCATAGAGATCCAGGTGCATGACAAGGCCGCTGCCATGGAGAAGCTGTTCAAGCACCTTGGCCTGTACGAGCGCGACAACGAGCAGAAGACCGACCCGCTCAAGGCCTTGCTGATGCGTGTGGCCTCAAACAGCAATAACGGCTTCACTCCGATTGCCGAGGATCCGGAGCGCCCGACTCAGCAGGCCGCGCCTTCGTCGTTGCAGGTCAACCCCAATCCGGCCGCGCAGGAAGACGAGGACGATTGACCATGGCCGGCCTGGTGCACACCACCCCCTTGAACCAGATCCCCGCCAACCCGGAGGAGCTGGAGCGGTGCTTGGCGGATCCTGAGTGGCGCATCTTCTCGGGGTGCCTCTACAAGATCATGATCAAGGGCGACGGGGAAGATGATGGGGACGCATATTCCGTTCCCTTCAAGCCCAATCGCGCCCAAAAGCGCTTTCTCAAGCGGCTCTGGCATCGCAACATCATTCTCAAGGCGCGCCAGTTGGGCTTTACAACCCTGATCGCGATTCTCTGGCTGGATCACGCGCTTTTCAATGCGGACCAGCGTTGCGGCATCATCGCGCACGACCGAGAAGCTGCCGAAATCATCTTTCGGGACAAGGTGCGCTATGCGTATAACAACCTGCCCGAAGAGATCCGCGAGCGCTTTCCTCTGAAGCGCGACAGCGCTGTTGAGTTGCTGTTTGCTCACAACAATAGCTCTGTGCGTGTGGCGACATCCATGCGCTCGGGGATGATTCACCGCCTGCATATCTCTGAGTTCGGCAAGATTTGCGCGAAGTATCCGGAGAAAGCCAAGGAAGTGATGACGGGCTCAATCCCGGCGGTGCCCACTAACGGCATTCTCGTGATCGAGAGCACTGCAGAGGGGGCCAACGGCGAGTTCTACGACCTTTCAAGCCGCGCCGAAACGCTGCACTACACGCACGCCAAGCTGACTGTGCGCGACTATCGGTTCCACTTCTACGCCTGGTGGCAAGAGCCGAACTACCGCATGGACAGCTCCCTGGTGGAAATCACGCCAGAGCAGCATGAATACTTTGAGCGCATCGAGCAAGAGGCGGGTTGCACCATCGACCTGGACCAGCGCGCCTGGTATGTGGCTACACAGAAAGCCGACTTCGCAGGGCGCGAAGAACGGATGTGGCAGGAATATCCAAGCACGCCTACAGAGGCGTTCCAGCAGTCCACCGAAGGGCACTATCTCACCAAGGTGCTGCAGGTGGTCACCAAGCGCGGCGGCATCTGCAAGGTGCCGGTGCTGGATTTGCCCGTGTACACCTTCTGGGACATTGGAGCGAGCGATGGCTGCGCTATCTGGTTTGCCCAGTCCCTGCGCGGCGAGGACCGCTTCATCAACTACTACGAGGCCCACGACGAGGACTTGCGCCATTACGTGACCCACCTTCAGGGCTTGGGCTATGTGTTTGGCAAGCACTTCCTGCCTCATGACGCTGACCACAAGCGCCTGGGCGACTACAACCGCAGCACGCGCGAGCAGCTACAGCAGCTGATGCCAGGGCAGAGCTTTGTCATCGTGCCGCGCATCACAGAGCTGCAGACCGGCATCAACACCCTGCGCAAGCACATGAAGGGCGCCTGGTACGACAAGGAGCGTTGCGCCTTTGGGGTCGAGCGCCTGCGCGGCTACAAGAAGAAATACAGCACCGCCTTGGCCAAGTTCATCAATGAGCCAGACAAGGCCAATGGATGCACTGAAGGCGCTGACGCGCACCGGCAGTGGGCCCAAGCGAAGGAAACCGGGCTGTACATCCCGAACGATGACAGCTACGGCTCCAGCCATTCCAGCTACGAAGAACCTGAAGCGCCCGATTGGCGCGCGTGAGAGCAACCATGCAATACATCAAGCCCCCTCAAAACGCGGATCTGGGCGAGCCCATGACCGTGCTCGAATACGCCAAGATCGTGCAGGAATGCATTGACCAGCCACCATGGCGCGCGGCAGCGGACAAGGAGGCCGACTATGCCGATGGCAACCAGCTGAGCACCGAGCTGCTCAAGCGACTGCAAGCCACGGGCGTGCCGCCGGCCAAAGAGAACGTGATTGGCCCGGCCATCGCGGCGATCTGCGGGTTTGAGGCCAAGACGCGCACAGACTGGCGTGTGACTCCAGACGGCGACCCCACGGGCAAGGATGTGGCCGATGCGCTGAACTACCGGCTCAACCAGGCCGAGCGGTTTTCCAAGGCAGACGCGGCCATGAGCGAGGCATTCAAGCCCCAGGCGGCCGTGGGCCTGGGCTGGGTCGAGGTAGCGCGCAGCAGCAACCCGCTGGAGTACAAGACCCGCTGCCATTACATCCACCGCAATGAAATCCATTGGGATATGCGCTCCTCTGAAAAGGATCTGTCCGATGCGCGCTGGCTGCTGCGCGAGCGCTTCATCAGCAAGGAGCGAACTGCGCGCGCCTTTGAGAACATGGCGCAGCTGATCCTGCAGGCGCAGACCGTCAGTGGCCTGGGCGGATACGGTGGCTATGTGACCGAAGGTGGCGTATCGACCGGGTTGCTCTCGGCTGCCGATGCCAATCGCGCCTGGACCACGCGCGAGCAGGCCTGGTACCGTCATGAGTCGGACGAGGTGTGCCTGGGCGAGCTCTGGTACCGGCGCTGGGTGAATGTGGTGCTGCTCAAGATGCGCGGCGGCCGGGTGGTCGAGTTTGATGCGGCCAACCCAGCCCATCGGGCCGCTGTGGCTGCCGGCCAGGGCAAGCTGGAGCGCGCCACCGTGGCACGCATGCGCCGCTCCTATTGGATGGGGCCGCACATGCTGCATGACAGCGCCAGCCCCTATCCGCACCCGCATTTCCCATATGTGCCGTTCTGGGGCTACCGCGAGGACATGACGCGCGTACCGTTCGGCCTGGTGCGCGACATGATCTTCCCGCAGGACAACCTCAATAGCTCCATTGCCAAGCTGCGTTGGGGCATGGCCAGCACCCGGACCGAGCGCACCAAGGGAGCGGTGGCGATGACGGACGATCAATTCCGGCGCCAGATTGCCCGCCCAGATGCGGACATCATTCTCAATCCAGATGAAATGTCCAGGCCGGGCGCGCGCTTTGAGGTCAAGCGCGACTTTCAGCTCAACAACCAGCAGCTGCAGATGATGGCCGACAGCCGCGCGTCGCTGCAGCGTGTCGGATCCATCACCGCAGCTTTCCAGGGGCAGAAGGGCAATGCCACCAGCGGGGTGCAGGAGCAGACCCAGGTGGAGCAGTCGCAGATCAGCATTGCCGACCTGATGGACAACTTCAAGGAAGGGCGCGCCATGGTGGGCGAGCTGATCCTGGCGCTGGAGATCGAGGACCTGGGCGAGGAACGCGAGGTGATTGTGATCGAGGGCGACACCATCAACCCCCCGCGCACCGTGGTGCTCAATGAAACCGTGGAAGAGGGCGGGCTGCGCTATCTGTCCAATGATGTGCAGCGCACCCGCCTCAAGGTGGCCTTGTCGGATGTGCCATCGTCATCCAGCTTCCGCGCTCAGCAGCTCTCGGCCCTGTCCGAAGCGGTCAAGGCGCTGCCGCCTCAGATGCAGCAGGTGGTGATGCCGTTCATGCTGGATCTGATGGACTTGCCACGCAAGGAAGAAATCATCGCGGTCATCAAGAATGCCACCCAGCAGACCGACCCCGAGCAGCTGCGCAAGCAGATCGAGCAGGAGCTGCAGCGCGACCTCAAGATGCGAGAGCTGGACCTGCGCGAGCGCGAAGTGGCGGCGCGCGAGAAGCTGCTGGGCGCCCAGCAAGTGCAGGTCGGCGTGCAGGCGGCCTACAGCGCAATGCAAGGCGGCGCCCAGGTGGCTCAGATGCCGATGATCGCGCCCATCGCGGACGAGATCATGAAGGGAGCCGGCTACCAAGCCCCCAATCCTGGCGGCGATGACCCGAATTTCCCCACAGCCAGCCAAACGGCAGCCATGAACATCAAGAGCCCTTACATCCAGGGTCAAGGACCGGAAGGCGCGGGCGCGGCTGCAGCAGGTGCTGGTACCGAAGCCGGCGCGGCCCCAGAGGTGCGCGAAAACACCAGCCCAGCCTATCCGCCGGTGCCGCAGGATGCCGGCACCGGGATGCAGGGCATAGAGACTCCGCGCACTGGCGACAACCTGGGTTAGCGGCTGTACCCCACTAGAGTTAGACCGCCGCGCGACGACCGGAGACACTTCATTCCATCGAAGCGCGAAAGCGAAGAGATACAGCCCACTCGTGATGAGTCGGCCCATTCCCACCGCTGGAGAGTGTGATGGTCAGGGCTTCGGCCCTGGCCTGATCCTCGAATCGGTGTGCCCCACCAACAGGCCCAGCCGGATAGCTGGGAACGGAGCACAACAGAGTGAACGAAGCTCAAAAACTCTTGGCAGCAGCCTTTGCAGGCGAATTGGATCTGGATGCGGATGCTTCCGGGTCTTCTGGCGTTTCTGCACCCGAAGGCGCGGCCGCCCCGGCAAATGCCGAGAGCACCCAGGCAGCGATTGAAGCTGCCGCCACAGCCACCGCAGCAGGCACTGCCGCAAACGCATCGGCTCAGGAAGAGCACGAAGGCGCGCCCATTGCCAGCAAGTCCGGTGGTTACACCATTCCCTATGAAAAGCTGACAGAGGCACGCACCGCGCGCGACTCGGCTATTGCCGAGCGCGACCAACTACGCGCCCAGCTGGAGCAGATGACGGCCGCACAGGCTGCCAATCTGCAGCAAGCCCAGGCCGAAGCCCAAGCCCGTGCGGATGCCGGGAAGGCACCGACCCAGGCCGACCAGAACCTGGCAGCGGCCAAGAGCCTGGTGGACGGTGGCGCTGACGCCTCTCTGTTCGGGAGCTTTTCCGAAGAAGACATTGCAGCCGGCATTAACAAGCTGGTTGCTGATCAAGTCGCCGCGCGAGTGGAGGCCGCATTAGCACCCCAACGCGAGGCGCAAGCCCGTGAGCAGGCCGTGACGGCAGAGCAGTTGCACGCCCAGAAGATTCTGGACGCGCACAAGGATGCCTTTGAAGTCTCTGAATCCAAGGAGTTCGCCAGCTGGAAGTCTGGTCAGCCTGGATACATGCAAGCCGCCATCGACCGCACCCTGCAAGCGGGTACCGCCCAGGATGTGATTGAGCTGCTCGGCCAGTTCAAGCAGTTCCATGCGGGCACGGCCGGCGCGGCGGCTGGTGATCCCACGGCCGAAGCAGTGGCCAAGGCCCTGGCCAACGCCAAGACCGAGCCGCCCGTGAGCCTGTCGAGCCTGCCCGGAGCGGCAGCTGCGGGCGCCACGGAGGCTGAGCGCGTGATGGAGTTGGCCGGCGACCCAGCGGCCCTGCTGGCGTACATGCAAAGCCTGCCGCCCGAGCGTCAGATGCGATTGATGAATAGCGTGGTGTAGCCGCTAGGCGCGCCACAAACCATTTCCCGGGCCATCTCGTGATGAGAGCGCCCTTGTCCCATAGCAGGAGGACTCGATATGTCCGGCAAAACCAATGTAAGCGCTGGCTCGTCCAATGCGCAGTTCGTACAAGCTGCGGGTCTGTTTGCGCAGTCCATGCAGCGAAACTCCAAGCTCAACAAGATGGTGGGCACCATGCCTAAGGGCGAGGGTGAAGCCGCAACCACCTTGCGCAACCAGACCACCACGGATATGCCCATCGTGCGTACCGTGGACCTGGGGCGCGGCAAGGGTGACGAAGTGGAGTTTCACTTCATTCAGCCCGTGGGCGCCTACCCCATCATGGGCAGCCGCATGGCCGAGGGTAAGGGCACTGGCATTTCGCTGGACAAGGCCCGTGTGCGTGTTCAGCAAGCCCGTTTCCCCGTGGATGTGGGCGATGCCATGACCGACATTCGCTCGCCTGTGCAATTTCGCAAGGTGGGTCGCCCCATTGCCCAAGGCCTGATGGATCGATACCAGGATCAGGGCTCTCTGATGCACCTGGCCGGCGCGCGCGGCTTCCATGACAACATCGAGTGGGCCATCCCCACTGAGGGCCATGCGGATTTTGACGCCATTGCGGTCAATCCCGTGCTGGCTCCCACCAAGAACCGCCACTATGTGGCCGATGGTGATGCGATCAAGGGCTTTGCCGTCAATGCCGGTGAAATGGACATTGCTTCCACAGATGCCTTGAGCATGACCATTGTGGATGCGGTTCGCACACTGGTGGAGTCCATCGCACTGCCGCCCCCTGCAATCCGTCTGCCTGGCGACCAAGCGGCCGACGATTCCCCACTGCGCATGCTGATGGTGAGCCCCGCTCAATATCACCAGTTCTCGCAGGACAAGGATTTCCGCCAGTTCCAGGCCAACGCGCTGACCCGCGCCAGCCAGGCCGAGCGTCATCCTCTGTTTATGGGTGAAGTGGGCCTGTGGAACGGCATTCTGATCTGCAAGCAGCCCCGCCCCATCCGCTTCTACGCCGGCGATACGGTGCGCTACTGCGCTCAATACACCAGCGATGCGGAGAGCACTTGCGTGGTGCCCGCCAGCTTTGGCACAACCCACGCCGTGGACCGTGCGCTGTTGCTGGGTGGTCAGGCGCTGGCTCAGGCCTTCGCGGCTTCCAAGCATGGTGGCATGCCCTTCTTCTGGAAAGAGAAGGAGTTCGACCATGACGACAAGGCTGAGCTGCTGATCGGTGCCGTCCAGGGCACATCCAAAGTGCGCTGGGCCGTGGACCAAGGCAATAACACCAAGCACTTCACCGACCATGGCGTGATGGCCATCGACACGGCCGTGCCCATCATCGGTGCGCGCCAGTAATCCGGCAGAGCAGGGCGCGGCCACAGGGCGGCGCCTTGCCTGACCCGATGGGGTGATTCCTCTCGTTTCAATCTAGGAGCCGACCATGGCCACCGTGACCAACTCTCAAAAGCACCGCAACCAACTCGGTGCGACTCCCTGGGGCAACCTCAATGTCCTGCATTTCATCCTGAAGACGGGCGCCAATGGTGGCGCGCTGGACGCTGACTCCAATGTGCCTTTGGCCGTCGGAGACAAGGTGCGTCTGGGCGTGCTGCCTGCCGGCTCCACGCTGGTGGACTCCGCTGCCATTGTCTCTGTAGGCCTGACCGCGACAGTCAAGGGCGATCTGGGCTTTGAGTATGTGGACGGCGTGGACGACGCCAAGGTGCCCCAGGACGCAGCCTACTTTGGCGCGGCTCTGGATCTGGCCGCGGCAGCGCGTCTGCGCAATGCCACGACCAAGGCGCCGGTGACGCTGCCCAAGGATGCATTTCTGGTGCTGACCACTTCGGGCGCGGCCAATGCCAAGGCCGCCCGCGTCGATGTGGTGGTGCAGGCCATCTCCACCGGCGCCCTGTAAAGAGCGCTCCCAGGATGCGGGCCTGCCTTCGGGTAGCGCCCGCATTCGTCCATCTGAATACTCCCCAGCATCATGAACTTTGTACGCATTACCTATACCGGCCGCAAAATCTACCGCGACCGCGCCACTGGCCACATCTGGCAGCCCGAAGAGGAGCGCCTGGTGAGCGAGGCCATCGCCAAGCCGCTGCTCAAGTTTGTGGAGTTCAAGCGCACTGCAGACCTCAAGCCCGCGGCTTCTGAACAGCAGCAACTGGGCCAGGAGCAGACCGGCACAGAAGGCCTGGAACTGGGCGCGATGCTGACTGCAGATCAAAGCAGCGACCCGTCCAATGCACAGAAACCCGAGCTCAGCGAGCAAGAGATTGCAGCGCTCGAGCAGCAAGCGCTGGACGACAAGGCCAAGGAAGTGGACGACCAGCGCGAAGCCATGTTGATCACCGTGCAAGGCATGAACAAAACAGCGCTTACCGAGTACGCCAAGAAGTACGACCACGCCTTTGACGCCAAGGTCAAGGTGGACGACATGCGTATCACCGTCAACGGCCTGATTCACCAGTTCGGGGTGCGCTGATGAACCTCGAGGACCTGATTGCCTCTTTCCGCGATGACTCCACCGACAAGCTGGAGCCCTATCTGTGGGAAGACGACACCGTGACCCGCTGGCTCAATGAAGCCCAGGACGAGGCTGCCGTGCGCGGCCGTCTGCTGCTCGATGACAGCACGCCGGCGGTGACCACCATAGCGGTGAATGCGGGTCAGGCCTCGTATCAGCTCCACGCCAAGGTTTATGAAATCGCGCATCTGCACTGGCAGCCGAGCGCGGCGGCCCATCGTGGCAAGGCCGTGGATCTGGTGACGCGGGAATGGCTGGACCGCCAGCACCCCGACTGGCGCGTGCGCATGGACTGCGATGCGATGTATGCCATCCAGACCGAGGGCGCGCTGCGCCTGGTGCCCACGCCGCGCGAGGCCGGGGTGCTGACGCTAGAGGCCTACCGCCTGCCGCTCAAGCCCCTGGCCAACGATCCCGACAAGCCGGAGATCCACGCGGCCAGCCACCCCTATTTGGTGTATTGGGCACTGCACCGAGCTTTCAGTCAGCCTGATAGCGACGGGTTTGACCCGCAGCGCGCGGCCACGGCCGAGGCGGCCTTTACCGGCTACTTTGGCGCGCGGCCAGATGCGGATCTGCGCCGCGCCACTCGCCACGATGTTCCCCAGGTCAACGCGACCTACATTTTTTAAGGTGCCGCATGTTCGGACTGTCCAAACCCATCCCCAAAGACAAGGGCGCGAAGCTGGCACAGGCCCAGAACCAGGCACCCGACAGCATTCCCGGCATGTTCAAACCGGGCGAATTCGTACTGCCGCCCGATACTGTGCATGCGATGGGCGGTAAGCAAGCACTCCAAGGTGTGGTGGATGCCACGCATACGCCTGTGGCTGCATACGGTCTGAATGCGCCGCGCGCCAGCAGTTCGCAATCCAAGGCTGAGCCACAGTTGGGGCTCAAGCCCGAAGTGTTCTTTGCCAACGGCGGCGCCCCAGAGGACCAACTGCCTGGGCTGGGCCTGAAGCCGAGCGCGGCTCCCAGCCCCAGTAATACCTTCCCAGGCAACCGCCTGCCGGGTAACAGCGGATTCAGCAGCGCGCCACCCAGCGCGCCAGTGGTCAGTCCTACACCAGCGCCAGCCGGCATGACGGACGGCCAGCGCGCTGATGCTTTGGCTCAGATTCCAACCGGCGGGCCGAAGGCACCCGCTGCAGATGGTTCGCAGGACTCTTGGAGCAACACCGAAGCGGGCCGCAATATTGGCAATGCCGTGGCTTCCCTGCCCGGGCTGGGCGGTGTTGGCCGTGTTGCATCAACTGGCGGCGCAATCAGCCGCGGCCTCAACGCGGCATCCACCGCAGTGAATAACGCCGGCCGTGCGGCAAATGCAGTTCCAGCTATTGGTGCAGGCCTCTATGGCAGCGCTTCGCCGGCAGCGGCTGCATCCGTGGCAGCCACACCTCCTGCGACTTTTCGCGGTTCCGCCAATCCCGCTCTTGCGGGCTCAGCAGGCCCTACGACCTCTGCAGACTCAGCGGCAGAAACGCCGAGCAACCAGGTGATGGACGGCGTGTACAGCCATGGGCGCGGACAGTACAGCGATCAAGCCAGCGGCATGGGTTTTCCGGCTGGATTCACTGGCAAGCCCAATGCACGGAATTTGGCTGCAGCCGACAACCTTGCCGCTTCCAATGCGGCCCCGGCTGCTGCCGGCGGCACCACCGATGAGGGGGGCTTTGGTCTGCGCGCGCCATCCGTGGCGCACAGCGGCAATGACTGGGCGGCGCGCCAGCGGCTCAAGAATCTGGAGACTTCGGCCAGCTCGATCATGAATACCCAGCGCTGGGGTGGCAAAGGTGCGGCCAGCAACCCGGCAGCGCAGAACTTCTTGGACGCAAGTCGCGCCGACCTGGCTGCGCAGGGCAAAGTGCCTGATTTTCAGATGCGTACCAATGAAATCAATGCCGGCCTGCGCCGTGCGGCCATGGCCGAGGCTGGAGCAGACCGCCGTGCACAGGGACAGATCGGCCTGGGGCTGGGGCAGTTGGCACTCGGTGCCCAGCGCAACGAACTGGATGCCCGACGAGTCGGCAGCGATGAACGTCTGCGCGCGCCGCAGATCCGAGCGGCCGAGCGCCTTGGGCAGCTGCAGGAGGCATACATCAACGCCAAGACTCCCGAAGAGCAGACTGCGATTGCAGGCCAGATTCGTGCCTACTCAGGCAAGAACGAGGACGAATGGCAGGCTGTCGCCCTGCAAGGCGGTACAGATGCGGCAGGCAACAAGACCGAGGGCATGCTGGCAGCTGTCAACAAGCGCAATGGTGAAATGAGGCGGATGGGGGCGCAGCAGCCGTCTGCCGGAGTCGTCATCACCAATGACGCTGCAGGCAGAGCTGTCTTTGCTCAACTTCCACCTGGGTCCACGTACACAGGCCCGGATGGCAAGCAGTACAAGAAGGACTAGTTGAGAGGGGTGGAGCCTCTTTTCCACCACTCTTTGTCGCCACCTTGAGCGTCGAGCTGACCCGTGAAAGGGGTCAAGCCGCTATTCTGGGTTTTGTACTCGCTCATAAGACGAATGATCTGCTGCGTGGTTCCGCTTGTCAGGATTTTTGCTTTGGCTTTGTCATTGACCCACCAGGCCTGAAAGCTTTTGCTGGCAAAAAGTGCATCAGCATCCGGATGCGCAGCATAAATCTTCCGGTAGTGGGTCTCGACATTCAAAAGCTGCTCGTCATTTTGATAGGTGTGCTGACCGAGGATTTCGGCAGGTAGTCGATACCGCATGCACATGTCTGTGCTTCCGTTCGACTTGGTGTAAAGGCAATCACATGACTGCTTGATCAGCGCGGCTGCTGGTTGCCATGCCGTGTCTTTCGTTTTTTCCAGGGTGCATTGATCAGGAGATGTGTTGTTGAGAAGTCCGCGCGCAGAGCCACGACGGATTTCGTAGAACTTATCGGGAAATCGTTGGCTGCATATGTTGAGCGCTGCTGTGTACGCCATGGCATTTTTGACACCAGCCATGTTTTCAACGACACATGTCGCGAAGTTTGCTGCTTGCGCTTGCGCGGCCACCAGCGCCAGCAGTGCGCCACCTAGCATCGCTCTCATCTTCTTTTGCATGTTCCCTCCTGCAAAGGGACTGTAGCAGAGCAGATTGATTTCATTGGGTATTTGCGCCTCTCAATCGCGGCATCGATTGAGCTTCACATAGGCCTGGGCAGCACAGACTCAGCGGGCGGCTTGTGCGGCTTGCAATTGACGCTGCCGGAAATCAAGCCAGCTCTGACGTTTGGCTGTGATCCTGCGCACGATGCGAGGCCATTCCTGTTCGGCGAACCCTTTTCCGGCGTAGGCGATCGCTTCAGCCGGAATTGCATCAAGTGCGTCGAGCTGGAAGTTCATGAAGCAATAGCGCCCGGCTTTGTATTCCGCTAGCTCCGCGATTTGACGTATCGCTTTAGCTACCTGTGCGGGGTCTTCAGCAGATTGGAGCAGAGTCAGAAGGAACTTATTGGCTATAGCAATCATCCACTGCGCTTGCAGGGGGCCATTGCCCAAGCGCTTGGAGGCGATGAGTTCGAGATTTGCGAAGCGACTCTCCAGGCAAAGCAGTGGATGCATGACTTGCAGGCGCCCACCCTCGAGCTCCACAGAGACGGCGAATTTGACAATATCCTCAACTGCTAAACCGGCGATGGCTCTCAGAAAGTCCATCAGAAGCACACGCTTCCCATCGCGTAGCAAATACACGATCGCCGCGCTGGGCGTTGCATCAAAGTCTCCAGCAAGGTGAAGTTCTACGTCGGAGGGCGCGCCTAGGCGGCTGGATAGCCACTTGGCATCCAACTTTCCACCAAGCCAATCCGCGTCCTCGGTAAGAGTTTGGTGCGCGCCCAGAGGGGAAGGCACGTCAAAAATGATTCCCCAAACGGCAATAGCCTGACCGCCTACAAGAATGAGACGGTCAGGATCTTCTGCAATCTTAGAGGTTACAAACTTGAAGTCTTCTACAGTAAAACTGTCGAGGCCCTGCTTTTTCAGCAGTTCGCGAAGGATCATGCTGCGGAGAACTTAGAGCTTGGGCCAGGCGATAACGCGCGCAGAAATGCCCATAGGCATGAAGCTGGCAAAGCTGCGGACGTCCTCATCGGGCTGAAGGTGTTTTGCAGACGCAGAGATCTTGCGCGCTGCATTTTTTGCGGCCCCCAATGAATAGTGACCTGGCGCGTGCTTGAGTCCGCGCGAACGGCGAACAACATCGCTAGCAATAAATTTGGCCATGGCTAAAGAGGGCGTGAAACCAAAGAGGTGGTGCGGGAATATTAGCACCACTATTTGCAACTTGCAATTTGAGCTACCTAAAAAAGCCTTTGAAATCAATCTGTTAAAACATTTTACTCGAGTTGCTGTAAAAAAATACCTTTGTAAAACAAGCGCTTAGGACTCGAACCTAAGGCGGTCTGTGATACCCCTTCTAGGGCTCGACAAAGCTCCCTAGCTTGAGGTGTCATTGGCTCATGAGCACTTACTTTATCGCCTTGGCCTTTGCCCTGAGTCTGGCTACCTCTGTTGTTGCTGTTGTCGTTGCCCTGCGGGCGATGGCTGAAGCCCAGCGAGTCCATGCCAGCAAAGATGCGGATCTCGAATATCTGCTGTGGCTGCAGGATCACATTGCGCGCGGCGTTGAGTTGCTCGCGCGCGGATGTGCCTCAAACCATGATCAAGCGGGCCTCAGAGCCTGGGAGAGCGCCGTAGATCAGTACGAGAGCAGCCTTCATTGACCCGCCTGGGAAGTTCATGAACTCCCCGCCCTTGTGAGTCCACCCTGCTAGGGTTCGACCCGCCGGCAGGGGTGAGGTGTCATTGGGGGATGGCAAATACCAATGACTGGTGGAAAAGCGGCGCCACCCCTGTTGAACAGCCGTCGACAACGCAGGATGACGGCTGGTGGAAGGCTGGTGCTAAAGAGATAGCGCCTGAGTCACCATCGCGTGGCGTGAAGGGCTGGGCGCAGGACATTGCTGGAGTTGCAATCAACAGCGCCATCGGCATCCCTGAGGCAGTTGTCGGTTTGGCGGACATCCCCACTGGCGGTCGTGTCGGCAAATTCCTGGAGAACCAGGGTGGTGCGGTGGGCTTCCGTCCCAAGGAAGCCAAGCAGTTCGTTAACGAGAATATCAAGTCGGACGCATCGCGTGAGGCGCGGCGCAAGTTCCAAGAGGCCGATGGCGTCGTCGACAAGGCCGTTGTGGCGGCCCAGAACCCTAGCCTAATCCTTGAGGGTGTTGGCGAATCGCTGGGCGCTATGGGCGCGGGAGGGGTGGTCTCCCGTGGTCTGATGGCCGCCACCCGCCTGGGTCAGATGGGCGCCAAGGGCGCGGCCATCGCTGGCGCTGCTGGTGAGGGTGTGGTGGGCGCTGGCTCGGCCGCAGAGCAGATCCGCCAGCAGACCGCAGACGGCGAGCTGACCGCCAAGCAGGCTGCCCTGGCCGCCGGTACCGGCCTGGCTACGGGTGCGCTGGGCTTTGCGGGCAACAAGGTTGCCAACCGCCTGGGCATTGGCGATGCCGACATGATGCTGGCCCAGGGCACCAAGGGAATGGCCAAGGATGCCGCAGAGCGCGCCACGGCCGCAGCCGTCAATCCTCTGGCCCAGCCTGCGCAAAAGAGCATCCTGCGCCAGATGGGCGAGGGCGCGATCACCGAGGGCGTGCTCGAGGAGCTGCCCCAGTCGGTATCTGAGCAGATCCTGCAGAACGAGGCATTGGGCAAGTCTTGGAGCGATGGCCTGGATGACGCCATTGTGATGGGCATCCTGTCGGGCGGCGCCATGGGTGCAGGCGCGGCGGGCTATCGCGGCTTCAAGGACAAGCAAATCGATGATGCAGCGGCCAATGCCAGGAGCGCTGCAGCCAATGCCCCGGGCGCTACCCCCGGTCAAGATCAGGCCGCTGGTGCTGTGCCGCCCGCAGCTTGGACGACTTCGGCCGGCGCGGCAGCCAAGGTGGAGCCCGGCACGGCACCGGCATCCCCGGCCAATGCTCCAAATCTGGATTATGAAACCCTGCCAGGTGCGGCTCCCGAGGCTGTCGGCAAGGAAATTCCCTTTGAGCGCGAGTTTGATACCGGTGGCCTGAGCCTGCAAAGCACGCAGCCGGCGGCTGTGCCCCCCGTACTGGATCACGACGTTCTGCGAGACAAAGCCGGCGTGATGATGGCGCCCCAACTGGATGCCGGCCGCATTGAGGTCGAAACCGGCCTGCATCCGCTGTCCAACGAGCAGCCACCACGCCAATGGGATACGGGCAATCTGAGCCTGTTGGGCGAGGGGCAGCCCCAGGCGCCGCTGAGCCAACGCATGGGCCTGGATCCGAAGGCCGGCGCGCTGTCCAAGGCGGCAGCCATGGCGGTGGATTCAGGCGCTTCCCCAGTGCTGCAGCCCCAGGCCGCTCCAGTGCTGGAGCAGCAGCAGGCCGCGCCCCAAGTGCCGGCCGGAGTGGATCCGGATACCGGCGAGATATCGCTGCAGTCCCAGATGGACGAGCTCAAAAGCCGCATTGCCTTCATGAATCAGCAGGGCGCGACGCAGGGCTGGGACGGCAATAGGGCTGCCCAGCGCAATGCGCTGCAGACCCAGCTCACCCGGCTGGAGCTGCAGGCCGCCGGCGGGCAGGACCGCGGCGCCTCGACCGCCGGCGCGCCAGCACCGGTGCAGCTGACCGGCATCAACCAGATCCTGGCCAAGCAGGTCCCTGACATGAACGAGCAGGAGTTACAGCAGGCCATCGCCCATTACGGACCCAACCACAAGCGCACCAAGAAACTCGAAAAAGCACTCCAAGCGCTTGCGCAAAAACCGCTAACAGCTATTGAATCAGGAGCGAATGGCAATGTCTCTCAAGCCGATCAAACCCAGCAAGGCAGCGCGCAACCTGCGCAAGCAGGAGCAGCGAAAGCTGGCCAAGATGCAGGCCAAGGGGTAGGCAATGGCACCACCCCAGCTGCGAACCTTGGAGCGCAAGAGCAGGGCGCGAGCCTTGCGAAAGCTCAAGCGCAAGTCTCGGAAGCAGCCGGCGCGGCCCAGGAAGCCGTAGGCAAGGCGGCGCAGATCGCGCGTGAAGGCAATGCAGAACGTGAAGCCCAGCGCCAGCGACAGCTCGATGCCAGCGAACGCTGGACCCGCATGACCACGGTTGAGCGCCAGGCCGTGACGGCCACCGCGCCAGGCCTGAACCCCATCGCACGCAAGAACCTGCACACCCGTGCATGGCCGGACATTGGCGAGAAGATCCGCGACAAACTGCTGGATTCGCTGGTGGAGCCGCTTGTGGCGCCAGCCGGTCAAGGGCCAGATGCTGCACAAAGCGTAGCAAATGCAGCGCCTCCTGCTGTCTCCGCAGAGGCGCCGGCGAAGCCTGCCGCGCAGCCCGTAGGCGATGAAAAGCCGTTCGCGGCAGAGACTGGCACGCTGGGGATTCCACGCGCCGAGATGCCCCAGGTGCCTACGGCCAACCATGGCGGCCTGGTCAAGCACCTGAATGCCCAGGGCATTGCCCACGAAACCACGACCGTGGACGCGGCCCAGCTCAAGCCTACCCAGGCTGAATATTCGCCGTCCAAGGTGGAGGCAGCCAAGAGCGCGACCGGCGACCGCGCGGTGATCGTGTCGAGTGATGGCCACATCATTGACGGCCACCACCAGGCAGTCGCGGCAGCCGAGGAAGGCAAGCAGGTCAAGGCCATTGTGCTGGATGCACCAGTGGAGCAGGCTCTTGCAGCGGTGAAGGCTTCGCCAAGCGCGAATGCCGCTTCTGTGCAGGAGCAGCCTGATAGTGGCGACTTTCCTATGTCCGAAGCTGTGCAAAGCTACAGCGGCATTTCCCACTCAGGCCGCAGTCGCGCCGATGGGGACAAGCAGGCCTTTGACAAGTTCATGGAGTCGGCACGTTCAGCTGCTGAAAAGCTCGCCACCAGCGATGCCCAGCGCGATGCCTTGGCAGCAGCTACAGAAAGCCTGCGCGCTGACTACCTGAAGCAGTACCGATCCCTGATGAGTGTGCGAGCAGGCGCTTACAGTGGGTTTGTTGCTGGGCGCGGCAACCTCAACAGCAAGCAGGCCAACAGCCGCAATAGCGCGCTGGACAAGGCCATGGAGCGCTTTGATAGCTGGGTCGGTGACAACGCGGATCGCGTGAGCAAGGCCGTGCTGGCCGCGCGCACCCCTGAGCAGGTAAAGGCTGACCGGGACGCAGTAGCCGCGAAGAGTAAGGAGAAGGCCGACAAAAAGGCCGCTGACCTCAAGGCAACGCTGCTCAAGTTCCTGAGCTTCAAGAGCGGCGACAACATGCCCTATGGCAAGAGCGCCATCATTACCAAGGTCAGCTATGACCGTGACGGCTACCCCAGCAGCCTGACTTTCAAGATGGCCGATGGCTCGCCGTTGACTGATGACAGTTTGGACCTGTTGGGCACACTCAAGGACAAAGGCGAAACCTTGGAACAGGCCAAGGCCCGGATTCGTGGGCTGGTCGATGAGGTGCGTGCTGAGAATCCGGAGCTGACCAAAGGCATCGGTGCGATGCGCGCGGCGGCATCCGCCAAAGTCGCCAAGTCAGCCACGGAGCCTGCACCATCGCCAGCAGCAAGCTCTTTCCTTGAACGTCATAACAAGATCGAGGACGGCATCAGCGCTGGCACGCTGGCGCTGGATGACTACAAGAGCACCTTTGCCGAGCTGGAATCTAACCAGGATGCGGTGCTTTCCGAGCTGCAGCAATTGACAAAGGACAAGCTGCTGCGCGCCGGAGGCCCGGCGTTTGCCTATCGGATGGGGAGCGAGAAGAAGGACGCCATTGTCCTGGCTGCCTATCAAAAGATGCTGGATACCTACGCGCTGGGGCGCAGCTATGGGCCAGGCATTCAATTCCTGTCTGCAGCCAATATTGCCAAGAACAAGGCCGACAAGGCCCAGGCACTGCGCGAGCTGGTGGGCAACACCACGGCCGAAGACCTGGCTGCCCGGGCTGCTGAAATCAAGGCGCTGCGCGAGGAATTCAAAGCACAGCGGACTGCAGAGGCAGAGGCGCTGGCCAACCCCAAGACCTTGCAGGACTTCCGCGGCTTCATGAGCCATTGGGTCGATCAAGGGGAAACCAGCCAAGCGGCCTATCTGCGCCTGACACCCGAGCAGCGCCAGCAGTTTGATGCCCTGGAGGCCGAGCAGACGAAGGACCAACGCGAGGCAGAGAAGCGCCGGGCCCGGGTCACGGTGCAAAGCGCCGGCAACACCACGGCCGGCGAACTCATCGCCACCAAACACACCAAGCATGGGCATGACCTGTTTGTGGTGCAGCTGGCCGAGCGCGTTGAGCGCGATGCTTACGACACCCTCAACGGCAGCGCCAAGCGCCTGGGCGGCAGCTACAGCAGCTATCGTGGCAATGGCGCGGTACCGGGCTTTCAGTTCCGTACCCGTGAAGCGGCCGAGGCGTTCCAGAAGCTGGTGGCCGGCGATACAGCCCAGGCCCAGGATCTAGCCAACCAGCGCCGCGACGCTTTCGAGGATGACAAGAGCCAGACCACGGTAGAGCGCTTGCGCGCGATGGCGGAAGCCTTGGACCAAGGTGCCGACGAGCAGCTTGGGGCCGACCGCAAGACCAATACCGCCCGCCGGGCACGCATGGCCAATGCGGCCGAGGACGCAGCGCGCGGCAGCAAGGCCTACGCAGGCACCATGCGCAATCTGGCGGATGCCATCGAGGCGGACAAGGTCCAGTTCTTGGATGGTGTTCGCACCAAGACGCAACTGTCTCAATTGCTGCAGGCTCTGGGATCGGCCAAGGTGCAGCAGTTGATGGCCAAGCATGGCTCTTGGGCCGCAGTCGAAGAGAACAAGCACGCGCCAATGGATGCCCAGACGGTGGACTTTGCCGAGTTTCCCCGCTTCTCTATGTACCGCAGCGACCTTGCCGGCCTGGCGCGCCAGTTGCTGGAAATTGAGGGTGGCAAGAAGATGGGCGCGGCTTTGGCCCGTCTTGCGGATGATGTGACTGACGCCTACACGAGCTGGGCGAAAGACAACCTGCTCAGTGTGAGCCACTTCGGCAACAAGACCAAGGGCGGCTTTGCAGACTACGCCAGCAAGGATCTGGCCGAGCGCGCCATTAAGCGTAGTGGTCTGGTGGGCAAAGCCGTGGTCTTGCAGATCAAGCGCGGCCAAAACCGCGTGATTCTGTCGCCCGGTGAGGCGATGCAGCAGGGGCTATGGCAGGGTGATGGCGACAAGCGCATTCAACTGGGCATGCCGTTTGTGGAGGATCTTGCCAAGCTGGGCAAGCGCAAGGGATCCAAGGCGCTGGCCCTGCCTTGGCAGCTGGAGAGCACACTGGAGAAGCGCCAGCGCCTGCAGCGCATGGGCATTCAAACCCCCGCCGAATTCCGCAGCGCCCTGCGCGAGCTGCAGAACTTGCGCCAGGAGCGTGCCGAGCCTGACCGCATCAAGCAGCTCGAGCGTTCCATGGTGGGGCGCGCCAATGATGGCCTGGACTTCTTCCCAACCGGCGCGGCAGCGACAGCGGCAGCCATCGATGCGGCGGAGATTCAGCCGGGTATGGAGGTTCTGGAGCCACACGCAGGCATGGCGCACATTGCTGATGCCATTCGTGAACAAACCGGCGTGGAGCCTGATGTGGGTGAGCTGTCCAACGCCCGCCGCGAGCTGCTGGAGGCCAAAGGTTACAACCTGGTGAGCTCGGATTTCCTGGAGCTGCAAGGTAAGCAGTACGACCGGATCGTTATGAACCCGCCGTTTTCTGACGGGCGCGACATTCAGCATGTGCAGCATGCCTATGGTCTGCTCAAGCCCGGCGGCCGTCTGGTTGCTATCGTGGGAGAGGGCGCATTCTTCCAGTCCAACAAGCGCGCCGAGGGCTTCCGCGAGTGGCTGGACGAGCGTGGCGCCACAAATGAAAAGCTGCCCGATGGCTCATTCATGGACCCGAGCCTGCCGGTTAACACCAGCGTTTCTGCCCGTATGGTGGTTATCGACAAGCCTGCCACCGAGTTGGTCACGGATGGAGATAGCACGGATGCGCCCAGCTTCCGCCGCCAGGAGGCCGAGCAATTGGCCGGCGCGGATTTTGATGTGGAGAGCTTCCTGCAGGGCATGAACGAGGGCCAGCCAGCTGCTGCCGTAGCCGCTCAAGCACCGACCACGAACGTGCGCCCCAGCTATTCGCCGGCGGCCCGCGCCGAGGCGGTGCGCGCGGTCAAGGGCACGGCCGATGCCATTCGGCAGGCCTGGGCCAACGGGCCCGAGGTGATCGTGGCTTTTGACATGCATGACTCGGTGGTGCCCGAGAGCGCGCGGCGAGCTGACCTGAAGCAGCGCAGCGGCGGCGCCCGGGGCGCTCCGGAGGGCTTTTACTATCAGGGCAAGGTGTACCTGATGGCGTCCAAGCTCAAGACGCCCAACGATGCTGCGCGCGTGCTGTTCCATGAGGCCTTGGGCCACCATGGCCTGCGCGGTCTATTTGGCAAGGATCTGGGCCTGATTCTGAATCAGGTGGCCACCATGCGTAAGGCTGATGTGGATGCGAAGATCGCGGAATACGGTCTGCGCCGCGTCAATCGCTTGGACCGCCGCACGGCCGCCGAGGAAGTGCTGGCCGAGATGGCGCAGAACACGCCTCAGATTGGCTTTGTGCGCCGTGCCGTGGCCGCAATCCGTACCTGGCTGCGCACCAATGTGCCGGGCTTCAAGTCGTTGGCGCTGACGGATGCTGAGCTGATTCGCAACTTCATCCTGCCGGCGCGCGCTTGGGTGGAGCGTGGTGGTCCCGATGGAGGCAACAAGGCCGATGCGACTTTCAGCCGAGAAGCCGCGCCCGAGCTGCGCATCGCCACCAACTTCACCGAAGCGCGCGAGGCTGCCAAGGCGTTTCAGGGCAAAGCGTTGCTCAACGCGGAAACCGGCCTGGAGGCCCGTGTATCTCGCAATACGCTGGACAAGATGCTGAGCCGCAAGGCGGTGGAGCAATCCACCAATGCGCGGGATCAGTCCATGGCTGTTGCCAATGTGGACCGACTCTATGAATCAGCAATGTTCGGGTGGAGTAAGGAGGACCGCGATAGCAACTCCAACCTGAAAGCGATTCATCGCTTCTTTGCCCCCATCGAGGTGGATGGGCGCATGCTGCTGGCGAAGTTGACGGTCAAGGAAACCGTAGACCCCACTCACGGTAACCCGCTGTACACGGTCGAAACCGTGGAGTTCAACGAAGAAACCCCCGCAGCTCAGTGGGTGGACGCATCTGCCAAGGCCGATGGCCAAGACCTGACTTCCATCCGCTCTGCGGGGGCACTGGTAAGTCTAGCCGAAGGTCTGGAGCAGCGCAATGCGACCGGCGGTGACAGTGCTACGGACGAGCCCATGTTCAGCCGCTCGCGCTTCGCGGACCTCAAGGACAGCGCCCTTGACCAGCTGACCAAGACCTTTACCCACGAGGGCAAGGTGTCGCTCTGGGACAAGTCCGTGGGCACCATGCGCCACCTGGCAGAGCGCGCACCAAGCTTCAAGCCTGTTTACGAGTCGGCCCAGCAAAACATCGACGATGTGAGCATGCTGGCCAACGATGCGGCCGATATGGCGCCGCGCATCTTGCCGCGTGTGGAGTCGCTGGGCGACCTCAAGAAAAAGCCTGTCTCTGCTGCCGACAACAAGGCCGTGGCCCGCCCGCTCTTTGAGGGCACGCTGATCTGGGCGCGCGACGAGAACGGCAAGCCGACCCTGGTCGACGACCTGCAAAAGCGCTATGCCAATCTGTCGGCCCACAACAAGGCCGCCATGCTGCTCAAGCACGGCAAGATTGATGCGGGTGTGCTGGCCATGTGGCAAGGCCTGCCCGCGCAGCAGTACGAAAACATGATCAACTCCCGTTTTGAGAGCAAGATTCTCAAGGCTGGCGTAGTGTGGAGCGATAACGAGCTGCAATCTCAGTTCGGCGCGACCGCTGATCAAATCAGCCTGTACCGCGAGGCGCGCGCGGCCATTGATCGCTCCATCGACATGACGGCTCGCACCGACATGCTGCGCGTGGTGGGTGAGAAGTACGAGCCCATGCGCGATGCGGTGCTGGCGCAGCCCTCCGTGGAAGCCGCGGCCCAGTTGCTGCTGGACACCCTGGAGCAGGACGCCAAGGCCGACCCGGACTCGCGCGACCGCCTGGCGGGCTATATGCAGCTGATCAATCGCCGCCTGGACACGGCCGTGGACCTGCAGCAGGGTGGCTATGCCCCACTGTCACGCTTTGGCCGCTACACCGTGGATGTGGTCGACGCCAACGGCGAGCGCCTGTACTTCGGCATGTACGAAACCGCGCGCGACTCCAACCGGGCCAAGATGCAACTCGAGCACGAGTTCAAAGGCGCGACCGTCACCACGGGCACCATGAGTGCCGAGGCCTACAAGCTGTTTGCCGGTGTGACTCCCGAGACTCTCGAGCAGTTCGGGGAGATGCTGGGCCTCAAGGCCGAGGGCAATGAAGCCCAGGACAAGGCTTTTCAGGAGTTCCTGAAGCTGACCAAGAACAACCACAGCGCCATGAAGCGGTTGATTCACCGCAAGGGCATCGCCGGTTTTAGCGAGGATGTGGGGCGAGTGGTGGCGAACTTTGTCTACTCCAACGCACGTGCCGGGGCCATGGGCCTGAATGCGGGCAAGATGGAAACGGCCATCGGCAAGATCCCCAAGGAGCAGGGCGAGCTCAAGGATCTGGCCATGGGCCTGCGCGACTACATCCGCGACCCGCAGGAGGAAGGGCAGGCCGTGCGCGGCATGCTGTTTGCCCAGTATCTGGGTGGCTCCATCGCTTCGGCCTTTGTGAATACGACGCAGCCCTTTGCAGTCACGCTGCCCTGGCTGAGCCAGTACGGTGGCATGAAGAAGGCCGGTGCGCAGCTGGCCCGCGCGCTCAAGGACATGGGAAGGTCCGTCGCTGATAAGGGCTTCAAGTACGAGGCCGACCTAGCCAAGGCCCTGCAATCAGCCGAGGATGATGGCGTGGTCAGCCCCCAGGAAATCCACCAACTGATGGCCCAGGCCCGCGGCGCTGGCATGCTGCGATCGGGCGACGGCACCAAGGCGGGTGATCTGCGCGCCAAGGCCGGCAATCTGTGGGAGCAAGGCAAGGTGCTCTGGGGTCAGCCCTTCGCACTGGCTGAGCAGTTCAACCGCCGCAGCACGTTTATTGCGTCCTACCGCATTGCCAAGGAGCAGGGCATGGCCGACCCGGCAGCGTTCGCACGCAAGGCCGTGCTGGAAACGCAGTTCGTCTACTCCAAGGCCAATAAACCCAAGTGGGCGCGCGGTGCGGTGGGCGGCACGCTGTTCACCTTCAAGACCTACTCGGTCAGCTATCTGGAGCTGATGCAGCGCATGTGGAACCAGGGCGGGCCAGAAGGCAAGCGCGCCGTGGGCTGGGCCCTGGCCATGCTGCTGCTGATGAGCGGCGCCGGCGGCGTGCCCTTCATGGAGGACGCCGAGGACCTGATCGATGGCGCGGGCCAGATGATGGGCTACAACATCAGCGCCAAGCAATGGCGCAAGGAGCTGCTGGCCAACGTGGTGGGCAAGGAACTGGGTGAGTTCATGGAGCAAGGCCTGTCAGGCCTGCCGGGCGCGCCCATCGATGTGTCCGGGCGCTTGGGTATGGGCAACCTGCTGCCCGGTACCGGCCTGTTCCTCAACAAGCCCAACCGCGAGCGGGATCTGATGGAGATTGTGGGCCCTGCCGGGGATCTGGTGGCGCGCGGCTTCACCGGTGCGCGCAAGCTGTTGGGAGGCGATGTGGCCGGCGCGGCGCTGGAAGTCTCGCCCACCGCAGTGCGCAATCTGGCCAAGGGCGCCGATATGACAGCCACGGGCATGTACCGCGATACCAAAGGCTACAAGGTGATCGACACGACGCTGGCTGAAGCCGCAGCCAAGGCCATCGGCTTTCAGCCCAAGAGCGTGGCCGAGGTACAGGAGGCCAATAGCTTTATGCAACGCAGCAAGTCGTTCTATACCCAGACCAGCAGTGAAATCAAAGCGCAGTGGGCAGACGCTCTATTCCGCAAGGATGAGGCCGCCGTGCAGCGGGTGCGCGAGCGCCTGGCCGACTGGAACCGTGACAACCCCGAGCAGCCTATCGTGGTGAAGATGCCCGATGTGTGGAAGCGCGTGCGCGAGATGGGTAAGGATCGCAGCGACCGCATTGCCGATACTGCGCCCAAGGCGCTGCGGGCGCAAATGCACAAAGAGACCGCCGCCTTGTGATAGCGGTCCATTTGCTATTTATATTCTTATGTGATATGAAATTTTGCTTTTGGGAAAGGGGACATATTTATAATTATTATTATGTCCCTTAATTCTTAAATTGCTAGATCGCTTGTAGCATTAAGTACGCGAACATACTGGTCTGACAGCACCTTCAGAAAGTTCTTGCCGTTGGCAATTTCATTAACTTGTGCCAGTCCGAATGGAATCACCCGGTCTCCTTTCATCCCGTGCAGTTGTATCAAATGACGGTGATCAGCCCGGAGTACTTTGGAGGGCGATGCTGTAAAAAGAATGCTGTGTGTCGTGCTATGAGCTTGCATTAGACCCACAAGCTCATTCACCCACTCTGACTTAAATCCGGACTTGTAGCACTTCGCTTCTCCAATGAGGTGAGTGGCTGCCGACTTGAAAATCGGAATAATAAATGCGGTTGGGCCCACCTGTACCATGAAATCGATCTCTGAAGTGGTCGAGCGGAGATTTGCTCCTACAGAGATCCCGTGACAACCTCGTAGCAGTGTGAGCATGACTATTTCAAGGATTTTCCCAAGAAGTTTTGTCTGCTGGCCTTGTGTCGCCTTTTTGGCTTTGTGCTTATGGCTAGCAGGCCGCAGTTTTGCCAATTGTGTTACATCCAACGAACGGACTTTATCTAAGCGAGCGAGGAGTGTTTTTAGCCTAGGTAAATCTGTCGTCGAGAGGTACGAGTAGATCTGATCATTAGGAGGAATATCTTTTTCCACGAGATCGCGCAGGAATTCATTCATTCCGTATGTCATTACGCGACCTCCGATTCTGCCGAAACGCGCCTAAATGCAACTTCAAGATTATCTGGTTTGGAACCGTCGATTTCGTTGCCATTTACTGTTAAAAGAATGCGTCGGAATTTGCTCAAATCCGTGGACCAATCGTTAAAAAAATCTTCCAAAATTTCTGTTGTCGCGAGGCGATAAACCGGCTCAACCAAGCCGACCTTCAACGCTGTAAGTAAAGAAGATCGCGCTTCCCCTGGGGCAAGCTGAAATATTTGGGATAGCTCTGCTGGCAAAATGATCGACAGCGATGGCTTCAAAGAAACCCATGCCAAGGGATTTTCCTCGGGCCCTGAACCACCTGCAAGAGCATTGCTGGCTTCGCTCAATGTGTAGGTGATCTCATCAACTAACAAATATGATGCGGACTCTTTGTTCCATACAAAATGGAGCTCTGTCCCGATATCCCAGAAACGTAAACGAGTAAACAAGCTTTCTTGAATCCAAAAAAGCACCATAGAATTTGGTGTGGCATTGCTAAAAGCCTTTTTTGAGGCCGCAATAAGCTCAGCTTTATCTACGTTCGGTAAATGCTCAGAGATAAAGGATGCAAGAGCTTCTTCAATATTATTTAGCTCTCCCTTTGCACTGACATCAAAGCGTGCGAGCTCAGTATCTACATCCGCTTGTACTTGAAGAACTCGCTTGTTTGTTCCCTCAACAAAGTACCGCAGTGCATTCTGGATCGGGAGGTTGGTCAGGCTCCAGTTGTAGTTGCTGAGCAGAACACGAAGCAAGCAGCTGAGTACCTTTTCATACCCGTTTACATTTACTCCTGAAGAGTTGCTTGTGTAGCCAGGATAACTTAGCGTCAGAAGATGACGAGTCGGCTGGACGCGAACGACAATTGGATGACGCTTAAAGACCTTTTGCCGTACTCGATGGTCTTTGCTCACTTCGACCCATTCTTCTAGCTCAACGGAATGTTCAAAAGTTAGCGTAAGTGTTGAGCCCCGGTTGATATGGGACAGTTTGAACCTGAAGTCACCGGATGCGTAGATTGTTCCGATTTCAGGGCTGATTTCAGGTAGCTGTTCTGAAGCAACTCGCAGCAGTAAGCAATGCTTGAAGGGGTACTTGCTTTCTACATCAAGTAGTGTTGCTTCGATAACGTCAGTTGTTGCTCCAGTGCTAAGCACTGCCTCAAGCGATTGAGCGTGAGCACGTAGTGAGATCCTCTTCGAGGGCGCAAGCCGATAAACTACTTCTCGAATCTGCTCTAGTGATAGCGAGTTAAGAAGCGTCTGTATGTTGCTTCCCTCTGAGTCAATTTGCCTGCGCCGCGTCTTGACGGCAGGATCGTCGAGCTTGTCCACCAATTTTCTCCCCTCATGTTAGGCGCAGTCATCATGAATTGATGCTGACCGTTTTTATCTTGGTGCATTATGGCTGCAATATCAGCGGTTTCTCAAATTGAGGTGGCATGCCATTTGAGGCACCCCTCTAGGGTTCGCCAGCGAGCCCTGATTCTTGGACATTGGCTGCAATCTCTGGAGAGCAGCCATGTCCAACACCGCATACCCCAAGGGTGCCGAGAAGATTCTTTCGGGTGCCATCAACTTTGCCGCAGCCACCATCAAGGTGGCACTGGTATCTGACGCCTATACCTACAGCGCGGCGCATGAGTTTCTGTCGGCCGTCACCCGTGTCGGTACCGATCAGACGCTGACGAGCAAGAGCGTGACCGGTGGCGTGTTCGACGCAGCCCCCGCTGAATTTGGCATTCTTGCTCCCGGCAGCAAGATCAAGGCTGTGGTGCTCTATATGGACACCGGCAGCCCATCAACTTCGCCGCTGCTGTTCTATATGGATTCGGTGCAGGGCCTGCCCATGGATACCAACGGCGGCGAGGTGCGTGTGCCCTGGGATACCGGCCCCAACAAGATCGCGGCGGTGGGTCTGCCTTTCTATCCCAAGGCGGCGCAGCGCCTGCTGTCTGCTGACCTGCCTTTGACTGGAGCGACGCTCAAGGCGGTCATGCTGCCCAGCAGCTATGTCTATTACGCGGCCCATGAGTTTCTGCCGGACCTGGGCGCGGTGGTGGGCTCAGCCGTTACCTTGACGGGCGTCACGGTGGCAGGCGGCGTGCTAGATGCCAACGATGTGGACTTTGGCGCGGTCGCAGCAGGTTCTACGGCGTCTTACATCGCCCTCTACGCCGACACAGGCACGGCTGCCACTTCCCCGGTGGTGCTGTATTTGCCCAGCGTGGTGGGCTTCCCCATGACGACCAACGGCAGCGGCGTGGTGGTGCAATGGTCGAACGCGGCCGCCAAGATCGTCAGCCTGCTGGGCGCGGCGTAAGGGGAAGGGGAGCGCCATGGCCCGCAAGATGCTTTTTAGCAATAGCGCTGAAGCTGCGCTGCAGACCCCGTTGCTGGACACCCCTCCACCTTATTACACCCTCATGCCGGATGGCAGCCAGTATGAAGATCTGCCGGAGTCCTGGGTTCCTGGTGATGGCAGTTACTACGTATTTGAGGTGAGTGATCCAGCGCATGCGGACCTGTTTGTAGAAGGTACTGGTCAGCTGGATCGCGCCCAGCCCGTCACGCTCACCCATGACAGCATGCCCGGTGTGTGTGAAATCGTGCATGTATACACCCGCTTTACCAATATCTTTGAGGTATTTCGCGCCCAAGAGGGGACCTTGGCCAAGGCGTGGCCTGTTGGCACCAAGGTCAGCGCCAATGTGACTGCCGGCATGCTGGAGTCGTTCTTGCAGGACGATGGCACGGTGGCGCGCATTGGTGGCGAGAACCAGTCGGTATTGCTCGGTACTGCGGTCGAGGCAGGCGAGAAGCGCCCCGCTGGAACCAACAGTTTTGTGTTCAGGTCACGTTCGCTCGTCGATTGGGCGGTGCAGTTCGGTGCTTACCCCGTGCTGCAGCCCTTGCCCGCTCAGCGCCCAAAAGACAGGGAGTACAGCGGTAACCATTACCGGATCTGGCAGGACCTGGCGCTGGCGCATGAAAGTACCGGAGGCTTTTGGCCGGCAGACATTGGGGTGCCCAAGGCTTGGGCTGCTGGTGGCTACAACAACTTCAAGCAAGGCGCGGTGTTCACGCCTTCCACGCCCAACGGCTATCAATACTGGGCCGATGTGGTGGTCGAGAAAGCGATTGATTCCCTGACCTTCAGCGAAGAACCCGCATTGATCCCCGGCGAAATTTTGTCGGTGCTTGATACCGAGGACAACTCGCTGCGCGGGAACCTGGTGCCGCAGGTCATGCCGGTGGTGCAGAGCACCAACTTTCGCCACCCCCTGATGGTGACCGAGGTGGGCTTTATGGGGCGCGCGAGCATGGGTGTGACGCAGATGCCCGTGGTCTCCATTGGCACCGAGGCCGATCCCACCCGCTTTGCCAATGCCGTAAGCCTGGATTCGCTGGTGGCCAGCGGGAACTTGAGCGTCCATCGCATCCCGATTGCCGCAGGTGGCGCGCTGGTCGAAGACATTAAAGTCACGGTCACTCAAGCCGGCGTCGGTGGCCCCATCCCTGGGCGCTTCTATTGGCGCGGTGTCTTTATGGTGGATGGCGGTTCATGAGTTATCCGCTCATCAATGGCGCTTCCATCAATAGCTCAGGAGGCTCGTCCGAAGCACCGCTGGTACCTACGCGCGGCATTCCCATGGCGCTCAGCGGCACGCAAACCGCTGTACGGGTGTTGCTGGCGCCATCGGCCGACGCGCTGGCTCTGGGCGGGCACAGGATTCAGCAGCCAATTCGCCCGCCTTCGCTGGCACTGGCGCAGGCCGGCGTGCCCACGGCCAAGTTCCAGGCCACGCTGTACCCGGCGCCATTGCAAATGGCCGTTGAAGGGCAGGCCCACTTGGTGTTGACGGTCTTCCCCGAGCCTGCCGACGCGCTGGCGCTGGGCGCGGCCAAGGTCAAGACCGGCACCGATGTGGAGCTCAAGCCCTGGGGCCTGGGCATGTGCGTGACTGGTCAGGCGACTGTGACTCAGACTCAGCCACAGCCTTCGGTGACCTACCAGGTGCCGGCGGCGCGCGCGATGCGCTATGGCGCGGCGGCTATCGAATTGCCGTCCATCGTGCTCAGGCCGCAGGGCTCGGATGCATTGCGCATGGGCAGCGCGCGGATGGTGCAGGTAGCCAAGGCTGCACCCAGCCAAGCCATGGCCTTGGGCCAGCCGCGCACGGTACAGGTCGTCAAGCCACTGGCTGCACAGGCCTTGACTCTGGGGCGGCCAGGCATCCACACCGGCCTGCGGCCGGCAGGCATCCCTCTGGCCGTGGGTGGCGTGCCTTCCGTCAGGCTGGCGCAAATGGTGGTGCAGGTTGAGTCGGCAGATGCCCTGCACCTTGGCCATCACGGCCCGCTGGCCTACGCCTTCCATGTTCGCCAGAGCTTTGCCCTGGAGCTGGGGCGCCCGACCGTTGCAAGGACGAATCAATGCTGACCTTCAAGAGCTTTACCGGTATCAACAATGTGCAGCCCGAGCATCGTCTGAAAGCCTCTGACTTGCTGGCCGCCAAGGATGTGGACATTGGCCTGGATGGCGAGGTATCGCGCCGCGGTGGCTACCAGCGGCTGTCCGAGGTCTGTCATAAGAACCTCTGGCAGGCTGCCGGTTTTCAGCTGGCGACGACCGAGGGGGCACTGGTTTCGATTGCTGCGGGCGGAGTTACCACGGTGCTATGGCCCAATATTGGCCCCGAGCGCGTCTGGTACTGCAATCTGCCTGACGGTCGCACGCTGTTTTCGACGGGGCTGCAGCGCGGCATCACGGATGGGGTCACGGCCCACATGCTCACGGTGCCGGAGCCGGCATCGCTTGGCGCGCTGGATTTTGCCTTTGGCGAGCTGGAGCAAGGCCAGTACCGCTATGGCGTGAGCCATGTGCGCCTGAGCGACCGTGCCGAGGGGCCGGTGCGGGTGTCCGAGCCGGTGTCGGTACTGCAAGGCGGCCTGCGCCTGGATGGGCTGCCGCAGCTGCCGGGCCATGCCCTCAATGTCTACCTGAGTGGGCGCGATGGCGAGGGCATGTTCTTTGCCGGTACCACGGTGGAGCGCAGCTTTGAATTCGGCGGGCGCAATAGTGCGCTGGTGCTGCCGGCCCGCACGCTGGGAGCCCAGGTGCTGCCCGATGGCACGCTGATGGCGTTCTGGCGCGGCCGTGTGCTGGTGGCCCAGGGCAAGGTGCTGTGGGCCAGCCGGCCCGCCGTGCCGCATCTGAGCGACTGGCGCGACTTCAAGCCCATGACGGGAGAGATTACGGCCCTCGTGCCGGTGGATACGGGCATTTATGTGGGCACGACCCAGGATCTGATTTTTCTGGGTGGGGAAACCTTCGACAGCCTGGTCTATACGGCGACTATGCGCGGCCCGGTGGTGTTGGGATCGGGCATCGAGGCGCCAGGCCATCGGCTGGCGCTGGGCGACGGCACCGGGGCGGGCGCGGCCATGCTGTGCATTGCCGGCGGCGAGGTGGTGGCCGGCTTTGATGGCGGGCAGACCACCAGCCTGACGGTCAACCGGTTCAAGACGGCAGCCAAGGAGGTAAGCGCGGCCTTCCGCGAGGTGAATGGCATTCCCCAGTACATGGCGGTACCGCATGGCTGAGTTGTTCAATCCCTTCAATCGCCGGGTGACGGGCGAGGCCTTCAACGGGCTGGCGCCGGTGCAGCTGCGGGTGGAGGAGGGCAGTGCTTCGCGCGACCAGGTGAGGGCGGTGCAGGATGCTTTCGCGCGCTTTGCGCGGCGTGCAACGTTTTCCCATGTGCCCAACCCCACGGAAAGCGGGGTGCTGGGCGACGGCAGCCCCTACCGCATCACGGCGGTGGGCAATACCACCATCGTGCAGCTGTGGCCTGAGCAGCCCGATCTGGAAAGCGGGGATCGAGGCGTTCTGGTTCGCACTGAGGCGCAGCTGTACCTGGTTGGCTATCACGCAGGTCGCTGGCGCTATCGCAAGGTGAACCGGGCATTTGGCGGCACGGGGGCCTGGATCTCCAGCCGCAGCGCGCGCTATTTCACGGACGCGACGAACCGAGGGGACGGCATTGAAGAAATGCCCAATCGCAAGCACCGACTGCGCGATTCCGTGCTGCCACAGCCCAGAAGCGCGAGCAGCATTGCCCTGGGTATGGCCTACGGTGATGCCAATGGCGGCCTGGGCTTTATCGGTGTCCATGGTACCTATGTCCAGGCGAAACTAGACAAGCAGAGCGTGAGTGTGGCCGAGGCGCCGCTGGTGTCCGATGCGTCTTTTATCATCAGCCCGAATGACGTGTTTGCCGTGCCCGAAGTGGTTGCGACCTTTGCGCCCGTGCTCCCTGCCGACTCCGTGATTGCCGATGTGAACGGGGTAGCGCGCGAGAGCCGGCTGCGCGGCGGTACCGGCGTGAGTGTGGGCGTGGTGACTCCCAATCAAAGCATAGGCCTGAATGAATTGCCGACCCTGGCGCAGCGCAAGTGGATTGCCGAGCAGGCTCTTACCCACGAGCTCAAGCTGCGCGTCAATGACGCAGGCGGCTATGAGCTTGAAACAGTGCCCGTGGGCTCGGCCAGCATGACGGTCGTCATACCGGCTGGCGCGAGCTTTCCGCCCACCGCGCCCCAATGGCAGCAGACTTCGCAAGGCTCGATGAGGTCGAGTCAATCCGGCGTGTTCGTGATGCCGTTCCGCGAGGGCGGCATCGCTCCGGCGCAGGTGAATTTCACGAGGCAGGTGGCCTGGGATTGGGTCTATCAGTATGAGTTCACCCGCAGCGCGCCGGTGCTGTTGGGCTATGGCTGGAATGATGACCGGCAAGTCTTTAGCCTGCAGTCGCAGGACAGCCAGCATGTGGCGGTGCGCCTGGATCGCCCGGAGGCAGACACGCAGGCATTGGCGCGGGCAGACGGCATATATTTCTACCGCTATATCAACGTCGAGAACATCGAAGATCCGCCAGAAGGCGGCCGCGTCAGCCTCTTGTTTCAGCTACCCGAGGGTGAAGCTGGTGCCGCTGTATTGCAGGAGTGGCGTGACTTTATTGCCAGTGGGGCGATCAGCCAGGCGGCGGTCAAGACGCGCAGCGGCCAGCTGGTTTCCAAGAAGCAGTTGCAGACGCCCTGGGGCTCGATAGCCCTTCTGGATGTCAATGTGCAGGTTGTCACTGAGTACCGCTATGAAGTGCGAAACAACAACGAGTTGTTGCAGCCGGAGCTGTTTACGATCCGTGCCGTCGAAGGCATCGCGGCGCGCAGGCAGTTGCTCTATATCGACCCCTTGCTGGAATTCGTGGCCTATCTGGAGGTGGTGACACAGGCCTTTGTGCCTGCTGGTTTCAATGACGCGAGCACGGTCACGACCAGCGGCACCAAGACGGCCGTGGTGTTTGAGCGTAAGGGGCAGGTGTTCTTTCGCCAGGCGCTGGCCGGCGTTGCCGAAGCATCGGTGACCGGCGGCAAAGGCTCTTGGCTGGCTACCCAGGATCTGGAGCGGTCCGTGCCGCCCGAATACCAGTCCATGTCCGAGAAAGGGCAGCTTCCGGCGACGGGCCCCGAAGGCGAGCAGCTGATTGTGGGCTGCGATGTGCCTTATTACGTGCCCTCCTACGACGCGCCGCTGGAAGTCGTGACCACTGGCGCCACGCTCACTCCCCAGAACTACCCCATCCCCTGGCCCAGTTTGGAGGCCCTGCCATCGCTGGCGGTGCGCGCCGCCATCGATCCGGGGAGCTGGCAGGGCAGCAGTGCCGCCGGCGTTGTGGAGCTTCTGCAGGAGGACAAAGTGATTGCGGCCTGGGCACTTCCGCCCCGGGGCTCGCCCGTTCCGCTGGCGTCCATCGCCCCCATCAACCCGGCCCAGATGACCGGATTCATAGCTTCTGCCTAGACCCATGAACACCATTGTTTGCAACACCTTGAGCGGCGCCGTCACTGAGTACACGCGCCATGATTTTGATAGCGTCACGGCCACGCACTGTGCAGGTGTGGATGGTCTTTTTGCCTTTGGCGGCGATAACGATGCAGGCCTGCCGATCACGACCGAGCTGCGCCTGCCAGCCACGCTGCGCGAGAACACCCTCAAGCAGCAGATTGCCATGGTCTATCTGTCCATGCGCGGGCAGGGCGAAGCCCGGTTTACGGTGTTCGGGCCTGGCCAGAGCTGGAGTTACCCGTTTCCCCTGCGCGAGAGCGACCAGACGCGCTGCCCGGTGGGCAAGGGCATCCGCGAGAACTATCTGGGCTTCGGCCTGAGCACCCCAGACGGCCAGGCCTTCACGCTGGACCGCGTGGAGGTGATGAGCGTGAAGTCCAAAACACGGAGAGTTTGAGATGGCAGAGTTTGATTTCAACGGCCCGGCCGAGATTGTTCAGGATAAGTACCAGCGCTCGATTGCACTGGCCGACCAGGCCTTGCGCGAGTCCAAGTCCATGCAGGACGCATTCAACAACCTGGTGCTGCCGACCCCCACCATCAGCGTGCGCTGGGGCACGATTGCGGCACCATCTTTGCCCGAAGTGCCGGACCTGCCCACGCTGCCGCAGGTGGGCTTTGCGGTGCCGGGCGATATGCCTGGCCAGCTGGATCTGGCCAGCCTGCCCGATGTGGAGGTGCCCGGCTTTGAGCTGCAGCCACCGGCCATGGACTTTGGCGCCGCGCCTGAGCTGGTGATCGGCCAGGCCCCGGCTTTGCCCCAGATGCGCGAGGTGGCGATTCCCGATGCCCCCGATGTGAGCCTGCCGGACGCGCCGGCGTTTCTGGCGCTGACCACGCATAACTTTGGCGGCGTGAATCTGCACGAGGACTGGCTGGCCAAGCTGGACGACATGCCCGAGCTGCAACTGCTGGAGCCCGCGCCCTTTGAGTTCAAGCGCGCGCCGGGCTATGCATCGGCCTTGCTCGATAACCTCAAAGCCGTGATTGCGGCCCGCATTCAGGGCGGTACCGGGCTGAAGCCCGAAGCAGAGCAGGCTATCTGGGATCGATCGCGCGACCGCGAAACCCAGGTGGCACTGGCGCGTGAGCAGGAAGTGATGCGCTCGGCCGAGGTGCTGGGATTTCCGCTGCCGTCCGGGGTGCTGGTCGGCCAGCTGGCCGATGCCCGCCGTGAGTTCCACGACAAGCTATCGGGTCTGTCGCGCGACATTGCCATCAAACAGGCCGAGATGGAGCAGAGCAACGTCAAGGACGCGATTACACAGGGGCTGGCGCTGGAAGGGCAGTTGATGGACCAGGCCATGCAGCTCGATCGCCTATCGTTTGAGGCGGCCAAGGCGACGGCAGACCATGGCATTGCGACCCATAACGCGGCGCTCGAGCGCTTCAAGGCGCTGCTGGACGGCTACCGCGCCTATGCCATGGCCTATGAGACTGTTATCAAGGCCGAGATGAACAAGGTGGAGGTCTACAAGGCCATGCTGCAGGCCGAGCAGACCAAGGCCGAGATCAATCAGTCACTGGTGGCGCGCTACAAGGCCGAGATTGAGGGGCGCATGGCGGCCGTGGAGATCTACAAGACCCGCGTGCAGGCCGCCCAGACCCTGGTGAGCCTGGAGCAGACCCGCATCCAGGCCGGTGGCGAGGCAATCCGCGCCTTTGTGGCGACCATCAATGCCGAGACTTCCAAGGTGGAGCTCTACAAGGCCCGCGCCCAGGGCGAGGCCATCAAGCAGGATGCCTACAAGTCCCAGGTGCAGGCCTACAGTGCCTTTGCCAGCGCCCAGGCCGAGCGCGCCCGGGTGGCGGTTGCCCAGACCCAGGCCAAGATTGCCGCCAAGGGTCTGGAGTGGGATGGCTGGAAGGCGCGCCTGTCGGCCGAAGTAGCCAAGATGGACGCCGCGGCCAAGCAGTCGGCCATTCTGGTGGACGGCTACAAGGTGAGCGCCAATGCCATCGAGGCTACGGCCGCGAACTATACGCGCCGCTGGGAGGCCGACATCAAGCAGTACGAGGCCGGCAGCAACATCAGCCTGCAGACAGCCAAGCTCAATGCCGATGTGGCGATCCAGAGCAATGCCGTGCGGCTGGAGGCGGCCAAGATTGGCCTCACGACCTCGGCTCAGCGCGTGGCCAGCGCCTGGAGCATGGTGTCTGCGTCGGCGGGTATCTCTGGCTCGTCCAGCTGGAGCTACAGCGGCTCATTGGATCAGTAACGCACCCCGCTAGGGTTCGACGGAGCAGGGGCGGTCACTCACACTGCCGCCCATGCCTGCCCACAAAGTCAAACTTGAAATCGACCAGGGTGCTACGTTCGACAAGACATTCACTTGGAAGACGGGCACCAAGACCAATGCCGTTCCCGTGGATCTGACCGGCTGCAAGGCGCGCGCCCAGATTCGTGAGGAACTGGAGAGCGATGCGGTGCTGCTGGAGCTGACCACGGAGAACCAGCGCATTGTGCTGGGCGGCCCCACCGGCGAGATCCGCCTTCTGGTCAATGCCACGGATACGGCCGCGCTTGGCTGGGCCTCGGGCGTCTACGACCTGGAAATTGAGTTCCCAGACGGCACAGTGGTGCGCCGCATGGCTGGCTCCGTGGTGGTTTCGCCGGAGGTGACTCGTGTCTGATCTGCTGGAAATCCCGCAGGAGCAACTGCTGCAGGAGCAGGTGCAGACCGTGGTGCTGCTGGAGCCCCAAGGCTCTGACGACATTGTGGAGGTGCCTACCGAGCAGGTGTTGCTGGAGGCCGGCCAAGACAACACCCTGCTTGAGACTGAGCAGGAGTTGGTGCTGCTGACCGAGTGCCTGCAGGGCCCGCCTGGGCCTCCCGGTATCCCCGGGCCAACTGGTGGCCAAGTGCTACAGCGCTCTGCAGGCATGGACACCAGTGCGCTGCTGGTGGTCTACGAAGACCTGTTCGGGTCGGTGTGGCCGGCAGATCCCGATGCGGAAAGCGATGTGCTGGCTCTGCTGGGCGTGACGGTGAGCGCGGCCGTGGCCGGCCAGCCCATCAACGTGCAGCGCATGGGCCACATCGATGACGCGGCCTGGCAGCTGCAACCGGGCAAGCGCGTTTTTCTGGGCGGGCAGGGGAGGCTCACGCAGGAGCCCCCGCAGGCTGGCTATGACGTTCTGATCGGCATGGCCATCACCTCAACCCGCCTGCTTCTCAATATTCAAGACCCCATAGAACTGGAGTAAGCCATGGCAACTCAGGCGACCCAAGGATTTTTAGCCCGCGTTTCGGGCAAGACCAAGCAGCTGTTTGGCCTGGCCGTATCGGCAGGCGCGGCGGATGCCGGCAAGCTGGTTGCGACCGACTCGGCGGGCAAGCTGGATATGAGCCTGATGCCCGTGGGCATTGGCGCCAATACCATCATCGCGCTCGCCAGCGAGGCCATCGGCGCGGGCAAGTTCGTCAACTTCTATAGCAATGAAGGCGCCATGAATGTGCGTCTAGCCGACAACAGCAACGGCCGCCAGGCGGACGGCTATGTGAAGGATGCGGTTGCCAATGCTGCATCGGCCACGGTCTACCCACTAGACACCACCAACACGGCCCTGGCAGGGCTTACGCCTGGTGGGCGCTACTGGCTGGGCACGGCGGGCGGCGTGATCGCAGCCGCGCTCGATGCGACGGATGTAGACAACGCTGGCAAGGTTTGTCAGGAGCTGGGCGTGGCCAAGAGCGCTACAGAACTGGTGACGGACGACCTGGGCTTTGTGGTGCTCTGATGGCTACGCGCCGCCCGCTTGTACGTATTGACGGACGAATTCGACAGTTGCCTGCGGGCGATGTGCTGGCGGGTGGAGAGGTGCGACTTCCCGTGTTTCAGACGGATGTGGCGCTTGTATTGATTGACCTGAACGCCAGACCGGAAGGGGCCGCGCTTCCTGTGTATCAGTCCAACGGTGAAATTGTTGAGGTTCCTTTGTAATGACTGAACGCCGCCCCCTCATACTTCGCGCGGATACTGCTCCCCCCAGGCTGCAAGAGCTTCCTGTGGGTGATCTATTGCCTACTGACACATTAGGCAATGCGCTCAAGGTGCTGCTTCAAGGGCTTGTGACCGGCAATAACGCTGGCATTACGTCTACTGATACGGTGCTGCAAGCGCTTGGAAAGCTGCAAGCGCAAGCCAGTGCGAAGGTCGATAAAGACGGCGCGAAGGTTCTTAGCGATAACAACTTCACCAATGCAGAGCGCGTGAAGCTCGCAAATGTTGCCGAAAATGCCAGCGCAAACAGCAGCGATGCGTTTTTGCTAAATCGGTCCAATCATTCCGGCCCCCTCAACTGGGCCTGGTCGACATATGGTGGTACGGCAAACACGATCACGCTGACGCCGGCATTTGCCCGGGAGGCCTATGCCACAGGGGATCAGTTCCGGTTTCGCGCAGCTGTAACCAATACCGGGGCCGCGACAATCAATGTCGGTGGTCTGGGGGTGAAATCTGCAGTGACGGTAACCGGCGCAGCGCTTCCGGCTGGCTACATCCGCACCGATGTGGATACGGTTTGCGTGTATGACGGCACTCGATTTGTTGTACAGCGAGAGGCTGAGTTTGGGAGCAACGCAAATGGGACATTTGTGCGGCATGCCAATGGAGTTCTCGAGTGTCACTGCGCCAATCAAAATACGGTGGCCTCAAATGCATTTGGCTCAGTTTTTGGCTCCAATCCCGCAAATTTTATTTTTCCTGCTGTTTTTTCTGCAGCTCCGAAGCTTGTGCCCTTTTCCAACTCCTCTGGCGGGTGGGCAATCTCTGACGCTGCAACGACAAACGCCGTAGCCATGTTTTCAATTAGCCCCCTGTCAGGAACGACAGTGCAGATTGGATGCTTGGCAAATGGGAAGTGGTACTAATGCTGCTATTAACTCTTTCCCCGCAGCGGCGGGATGACATGCTGCTGGTTGCGATTGCTGGCGATGTGCTGGCCATCAATGGCCAGCCGTTTGATTTCACGCCACTCACTGAGGGGGCAACGCTGCCGCGAGCAGCCATCGACTCTCCTTGGATCGCAGGTGACGTGCAGCGCATTGACGGCGTTCTGCAGGTGTCCTTGCTACTGCCTATCGCTGCGGATGCGAGTAATGCCGCCCGTTTCCCTCACCCCATCACCGTCACGCAAGACGGGCCTGTGGAGTTGCCCCAATGACCAACATCGACTGGACACAGTGCAAGGCCGCGCCCACGGCTGCAGAGCTGCTGCAGGCGGAAAGAGAGCGCCTGCACCGGCTCGTCAATGAGCAATATGCCCAGCGCATGAGTGCAGTGGCGCTGCCCTATCCGCAATACGAGCGCGAGTCCTGGCCCATACAGCTGCAGGAGGCTCAGAGTCTGGCTGCAGATCCTGCGGCCGCAACGCCCTGGATTGATGCCTGTGCTGCCCAGCGCGGCCTGGAGTGCCGAGAGCTGGCCCAGCGCATCCTGGCCAAGGATTCCGCTTACCGCTTTATTTCAGGGCAACTCACAGGAGCGCGCCAGGCGCATGAGGACGCTATCGAGGCGCTGCAGGATCTTACGGATCTACGCCTCTATGACGTCACAACGCTTTGGCCACAGTAGCACCCCTCTAGGGTTCGACCGCTGAGCTAGTCCCCGGAACACTCCGGGGTATGAAAAAAGCTCTCGCATCAATGCTGGCGCTGCTGGGCATTCACCAGCATCTGAGTGCCGAGCAGAAACAAGACATTGTGGTCGCGGCCGCACAAGCCACGCCGGGGGCGGTAACTGCCGGGGGTTTCCGGCTCGCAGGCCTGCCCCTCAGTGACTGGCTGGTCCTGGCATCGATTGCCTTTGTGGCATTGCAGGCGGCCTACCTGGTCTGGAAATGGCGCCGTGACTATGTGCATGAGCAGGCGCGCCAGGAGCTGCGCGATAAGGCCAAGGCTGCCGTAGGGGGCACGCCATGAGCAAGATTCCAGCGCAGTTACGCGCCAGCATTGTTGCCTTGCTGGTGTTGACCGGTCTGGGCGGTGGCAGCTACTACGTGGATCAGGCCGCGACGGCCGAGGCCCAGCAGAATCAATACATCCAGGCAGTAGCGGCCGACCCTGACATGCCCGATGGCATGCGTATTGCCATGGTCATGGCCGCGTTCTACGAATCCAGCAATCGCCACATTGGCACGCCCTACGTGGACAAGGTGGGCAAGGGCCAGCCGCTGACGGTTTGCAACGGACTGACCGGCAAGGATGTGGTCGCCGGTAAGTGGTACAGCCCTGCCGAATGCTTCCGTCTGGAGAAAAGGCGCTATGTGCAGTATGAGCAGACCGCCAAGCGCTCACTGACTTACTGGGGCACCTACAACCCATTCCAGCAGGCCACGTTCTACGACTTCCTGCACAACAAGGGCGACGGCAATTTCCAGACCAGCACCATGCGGCGCGACGCGAACGCGGGCAACTGGGTCAAGGCCTGCCGTGAAAACGTCCGCTGGAACAAGGGCACGGTCAATGGCGTGTCCACGGTGCTGCCCGGCCTGAAGATCCGCGGCGATGCGAATGCCGAGATCTGCGAGTGGGGCCTGTCATGGCGCGGCTGACCATCTACACAGCCCTGGCCGCCGCTGCTGCCGGCGCGGCGCTGGCGTGGTCCTTCCAGGCTGCTCGACTGGGTGCCGAGCTGGCCGACGAGCGCATGCAGGCCAGCCAGTACCGCGAGCAGATCGCGGATGAACGCACGGCCGCCGGCCGCCGCGTGCTGGCCGCTGAACGCACGGTCAACGCCACATACCAAGGAGCCCTGAATGACGCCATCCAGAAGCAGGCCGGCTTGCAGGCTGCTGCTGATCGCGCTCGCCGCGAGCGTGACGGCCTGCGCAAGCAACTGTCCGATGCCGAGCAACGACTTGCCGACGCTTCCCCCGCCGCCCTCATCGAGTACGCCCGTTCCCTCAACAACGTATTCGGACAGTGCAGCCAGCGATATGCGGAGCTGGCAATCCGAGCTGATGGCCACGCAGCTGATGCAGCAACCTGCCGCGCAGCCTGGCCAGTGATACCCCAAACCAAGGAGAACCCTCAATGAATTTCGGTGACGCCATCAAGGAATTGAAGCTGGGCAAGCGCCTGCAACGTACCGGCTGGAACGGCAAAGGCCTGTTCATCTATCTGGTGCCTGCTGCCAGCTACCCAGCGCAGACAGGTGCAGCCAAGGCGCATTTTGGCGAGGGCGCGATGGTGCCCTATGCGGCTTACCTTGCCCTCAAGAACGTGGACGAGACAGTCAGCACCTGGGCGCCGAGTATCAATGACACCCTGGCCGAAGACTGGCAGGTAGTGGGTTGCACGGTCCCACCCCACCAGCAGCGCGTGCTGGACGAAAAGCAGGATACGGACATCCGTATCACCAGGCTGGACGAGTTCATTCTGCGCAATGCCCTGTTCCGCGAACTGGACCCCGAAGAGCAAGCCCGTATGCGCCGTCAGCTCGATGTGATGCGCGAGCTGTCTGTGATCCTGGGCGAGCGCATCTCTGCTTTCTAAGCCTTCCGGCCCGCACCGGCCGGCTGCCGGAATCTGGAGTAACCATGCAATTCATCAAGAAGCACGCGACAGCCATTCTCTATGTGGTCATCGCCTTGTTCCTGGCCGTGTTCGGCTACCGCCTTTGCAGCGATTCGGCCCTGGTGATCGACATCATGCTGTTTGCGCTGTTCAGCTCCGCGCTGCTGGCGCTTCCCATCGTGGAAGTGGGCGACAAGATCCTGAAGAAGCTCAAGGAGCTGGAACCCAAGACGGGTGGCACACTAGGGTCGAACGTGGTCGGGGTGCAGCGCAATCACCGTAACGACCTGGAGTATTCCCTTGTACATGCGCTGGCGCCTCATTTGGTGAACACCAAGAGCGCGGATGAACTGGGGGCATTTATCCGGGATGTGGTCAACTCAATTCAGGGCCGCGGATCTCAGACGCTTACAGCGGTCTGCACCTGTGGCCCGAATGCCGGCTGCACCAATTGCCCTACTGGTGGCGGGCAGAGTCTGCAGGCCGCCCAGGATTGCCTGTCGCAGTCAGCTACAAGGACCGCAGAGGCTTGGGCTAAAAGTCTGAACCTGCCCTCATAAGCTTGCTGCTTCCTCAATAGCCTTCAACCAAAGGCATTTCCGTCCCATCGACCGCAATCATCACGCCCGTGGTGTTGGGGTCGATTTCAATTGGGACGCCCCACATTTCATTGGGCTTGGCATAGGCGTTGACGATGTTGAACTGCCGCAACTCTTCCGGCGTCATCTTGATCAGCTTGGGATAGGCGTTGTTGTGGGCCTTCCAGTGCCTCAGAAAGGTATGGCAAACGCGCTTGTGGACTGTGTGGATCGGTGATTCATCGGTCATGGCGCGATTGTTACCGATTCGTTGCGCCGACTGATTTGAGCACCGAGGCGTTAGAACGGGGCGGGGGACCTCACCACACTTGCCGGGCCCGGCCCGAAGTACACAAGCCCGTCATCAAGGGTGACAACAAGCACCCATCCGGGGTGGACTGCTTCTGTGATGTAGTCGCTGGCGCTGCCAGGCAGGATGCGCTCATTGGGAAAGCCATATCGTCCAGGCGTGCGCAGCAGGGTTGGGTGACTAGGGTTGTGCATCGTGCGCGCGCCCCAGCGCTGGCCCTGGCACGCACCACCAGCTTTGTCTTATGTGTCGATGGTGGACATTCCACTCTTGTCCACTCAGTCGCAGGCCGCCACCATTGATCAGCATGAGGTGGCAGTGCTCAAGCGGCTTGATCAGCTGTGGCACCGTGGGGGCATCCGGTTCGGGCAGCAGATAGGCCTTGCATAGAGGCATGCCGACCACTGGCGTCTTTGAGTGCATATATAGCCATCCATAGACGCCATTGGCCTTTGCGACCTCTGGCGGCAGTCTCGTGCCGTCTAGATACAGCTGATAGATAGTGCACCACATACTGTGCATTTATACAGTATTTCATTTCACCCAATTGCAAGCGAGCGCTTGCGATCACGCGCGGATCTCTTGCGGGGGTTGCCTGAGATGCAAAAAAGCCCCGACACCTAGCGATGTTGGGGCTCTTTCTAATGTGGGCAGGTTTGTGGGCATGCCATCAAACCAAGCTGCAAGTAGTTGAATTTATTGATCAACTGGCGGAGGCTGTGAGATTCGAACTCACGGAAGGATCACTCCTTCGGCAGTTTTCAAGACTGCTGGTTTAAACCACTCACCCAAACCTCCGAATGGCAGGATTCTACACAAGGATTGTGCGCCGTTCGGCATTGCGCGCATTTTGCTTTGTCTATGAAAACCATAGCGTATGGCGCTTGCTGTATCTCGACTGGCATTCACTTTTCACCATGGCGTTTGCCATGATCGTTTGCTGCGCGCGTTATAGGCCGCCGTGAATGAACGCAGGGTTCAAAGCTCAAGGCTCGGCATGGGGCAAAACAAAACGCCCCTAAGGGCGTTTTGTTGCAGCCTCGGGCGGGATGCCCGAGAGATTGCGCAGGATCAGCTGCGCAGTGCGATGGCCTGAGCTGCTGCCAGAGCGGTCATGTTGACCACGCGGCGCACGGTGGAGGAGGGGGTCAGCACGTGGGCGGAAGCCGAGCAGCCCATCAGGATGGGGCCGATGGTAGTGCCATGGCCGCCCGTGGTCTTGAGCACGTTGAACAGGATGTTCGCGGCGTCGAGGTTGGGGCAGATCAGCACGTTGGCTGCGCCGGTCAGCGAGGACTCCAGCAGCGAGTGGCTGCGCACATTGGCGTCCAGGGCCGCATCGCCATGCATTTCGCCATCGCATTCGATGCCGGGGTTGGCGGCAGCGAACAGGTCGCGTGCAGCGCGCATCTTGCGGGCCGAGCCGCGTGTGGACGAACCGTAGTTGCTGTGCGAGAGGAAGGCAACCTTGGGTGGCAGGCCGAAGCGGGCCACTTCGTCGGCAGCCATCTTGGCGATCTCTGCCAGCTCTTCGGCGCTGGGAGCGTCGTTGATGTAGGTGTCGGCCACGAACAGCGTGCCCGATTCCAGCATGACGGCGTTCACCGTTGCGAACTCGTTGGCGCCCTTTTTCAGGCCCAGCACGTCTTCCAGATGGGCCAGGTGGCTGTCGAAACGGCCCACCAGGCCGCACAGCATGGCATCGGCATCACCCAGGTGCACCATCAGGGCGGCGATCAGGGTGTTGGAGCGGCGCACCGCAGCCTTGGCGGCTTCGGGAGTGACGCCGTTGCGGCCCATCAGCTTGTGATAGGTTTCCCAGTACTGGCGGAAGCGAGGGTCGTCTTCGGGGTTGCAGATTTCCACGTCCTTGCCCAGCTGCATGCGCAGGCCGGCCTTGGCAATGCGGGCTTCGATGACGGCGGGGCGACCGATCAGGATGGGCTTGGCCAGGCCGTCGTCCACGGCAACCTGCACGGCACGCAGCACGCGCTCGTCTTCACCTTCGGCATAGGCCACGCGCTGCAGATTGGCCTTGGCGGCTGCAAACACGGGGCGCATGAACATGCTGGTCTGGTAGACGAAGCGGGTCAGGCTTTCGCGGTATGCGGCGATGTCTTCGATGGGGCGGGTGGCGACACCGGATTCGGCGGCAGCCTGGGCCACGGCGGGAGCGATGCGCAGGATCAGGCGCGTATCGAAGGGCGTGGGGATCAGGTAGTCGGGGCCGAAGGTCAGCTCCTTGCCCTGGTAGGCGGCGGCGACTTCGTCGCTGACGTCCTGCTTGGCCAGGGCGGCGATTTCACGCACGCAGGCCAGCTTCATGGCTTCGGTGATCTTGGTGGCGCCGCAGTCCAGCGCGCCACGGAAGATGTAGGGGAAGCACAGGACGTTGTTGACCTGGTTGGGATAGTCGGAGCGGCCGGTGGCCACGATGCAGTCCGGACGGATGGCCTTGGCCAGTTCGGGGCGGATTTCGGGCTCGGGGTTGGCCAGGGCCAGGATGATTGGCTTGTCTGCCATGGTCTTGACCATGTCGGCAGTCAGCACGCCAGGAGCCGAGCAGCCCAGGAACACGTCGGCGCCGTCGACCACGTCGGCCAGGGTACGGGCTTCGGTGTTCTGAGCGTAGCGCTGCTTGGAGGCGTCCAGACCACCGGGGCGGCCTTCGTAGATCACGCCCTTGGAGTCCACCATGTAGACATTGGAGCGCTTGATGCCCAGGCCCACCATCACGTCGACGCAGGCAATGGCTGCCGCGCCGGCGCCGGAGACGGCCACCTTGACGGAGCCGATGTCCTTGCCAACCAGTTCCAGGCCATTGAGCAAAGCGGCGCTGGAGATGATGGCCGTGCCGTGCTGGTCGTCATGGAACACCGGAATGTTCATGCGCTTGGACAGCTCCTGCTCGATGTAGAAGCACTCGGGAGCCTTGATGTCTTCCAGGTTGATGCCGCCCAGGGTGGGTTCCATCGAGGCAATGATGTCGATGAGCTTGTCGGGATCGCGCTCGGCCAGTTCGATGTCGAACACGTCCACGCCGGCAAACTTCTTGAACAGGCAACCCTTGCCTTCCATCACGGGCTTGGAAGCCAGCGGGCCGATATCGCCCAGACCCAGCACGGCGGTACCGTTGGTGATCACGCCGACCAGGTTGCCGCGCGAGGTGTACTCGGCTGCGGTCGAGGGGTCTGCCTCAATGTCCAGGCAGGGATAGGCCACGCCCGGCGAATAGGCCAGGGACAGGTCACGCTGGTTGGACAGGGGCTTGGTAGGAGTGACGGAAATCTTGCCTTTGACGGGGCTGCGGTGGTATTCGCGGGCCGCATCGCGCAGGGCTTGTTCGGCGGAGGACAGGTTTTGTGTCAT